AGCGACGCTATCTTCGTGTTGATCGCACTTTCACAGCCTTCGCATGCGATGTGGAAACCCTTGGCGTATTCGCTTGCCTCCTCCCACGAGAACGTGTTGTCGAGCCGATCCTCGTTGTGCTTGAGGTAATAGCGGCAGGCCTGCGCGCCATCCTCCAAGCCATCTCGGTAGGCATTGATGGCTGCGTTTGCGAGTTCCGCCATTAGCTTGCTGAAGTCGTCGTCGAAGTCGTCGGGCTCCATGCCCTCATCGAGGTTCAGCCCCAATAGCTTCTGCGCGCGCCTGTAGAGGCGGAAGAGGGCTTCGTGTGTGTCTTTGCGATCCATAATTCCTCCGGGGAATATCCCGAATTATTCCTGTTCGGACTGCGCACTCGATATTCCCGACGACCTCAGGGCAATTGCGCACCCCAGCACCTTGTGAGCCACCGTGGAGCGCTGCTCGCGCTCTTCCGGCGTCATCGAGCGCCCAGTGGTTTTGTGAACCGGATCGTACTCGCCAATCCAAAACGACGTGTCGCCGTCTGAGCGGTAGTTGTCCGGGATCAGCGCAAACATCGCCCTGAATCCCTCCATCTCCTTTGTGAGGGAGGCGAGGGCGTCGGCGGCTTCCTGACAGAGCAGGTAGGCAGAGTACGGCTCTAAGCTGCAATGCTCCTCGTCGGTGTCGCGAAGCCGCGCAATGAGCGTGTCGCGCAAGTGCTGGCACATCTCGTCGTGGTTCATGGACGTGTCTCTCCCTGGGCCATTGCTTTGAGTTCGACCAAAGCGGCATAGGCCATGGCGCGGCAGGCGCTCGGATCAACGCGGTAGAAGTCCTCGTCATTCATGCGGCGCGCTAATTCTTCCACCAGCGCCTCATCCTCGGGATCGAGCGCGGCGAGGAGGGCGTGTCTGGCGCTCGCCTCCCACGTTGCGGCGATACCGAGATTGCGGAGCGCGTCGCTGGCGCGCGCGAGCATGTCGCTCATTGGTCATTGTCTCCAGGTTCAACTGACTTGAGAGGGCCATCTTTGATTACGCGCTCGATGGCGTCTCGCACGCGCTTCGGCTTCAGCATGTTCATGCGCCGCGCGTGATCCTCCAGAATGGACGCAGCGAACAGGCGGCACGCCCGCACTGCGTCCTCTGTCCAGCCGCCCGGATTGCGCAGCACATGGATGACGGTGAGATTGTCGAGCTGATGCCAGCTTCCGTCGTTGTGCTGGATTTGCTCGACATAGACCTTCGGCGCTTCAGCCATCACTGTCTCCCTTAGACGTTGGATCGATAGAGCGATTGCGCACCCCGCAAGCGAAGTCATCAAGCCTGTCTGAGACCGCCTTCAGCGCAAGGACGAAGGCAATCGCCCCCACGCAGAAGAGCAGGGTGTAGGTTTCCGGCTCAGTCATCGGACGGGGCCTCTGGAGTGCGCAACGCCACAGCGGCAGCAATGGCACGCGACAATGCGCTTGCTGGCGACGGGCCAAAGCCTTTTGCATCCGCGCCGCTCCATCCCGAAGAGAAGGGACTGTGGACCGACGCGAAGAAATCCTCGTCGCTCTCCGAGCCGAGGCGCGTTCCCGCCACCCACCAGTAGTCCGGCAGTAGCCGATCCAGGTCTGCAAGCACTTCATCAAACGTCATTGTCACGCTCCCGTTGGGAATTATCCGAGACACACGGTTCAAAGCGAACCGCTGCAATGTTGGCGAACCGAAGGAAGGTGCGGTTCCCGTCGCCGGATGTCGATAGCCACATATCTTCGCCCTCGCGAAGCTTCGCCTCAATCAGAGCAACAGCCTCGTCCTCGAATACCGAGCTGATTTGCGTGTTGCCGCCGCAGTAGAAGCTGACGCGCGCGCTCACTCTGTTCGCTCCTGAATGTCTGCCTTGAAGCCATTCAACTGCTTGCCCATGAGCGCGCGGACCTCATTCCCTAGCGGCGTGCGCCGCACTGTAACGCGATCATCCCAATCGCTGCGCTCATCATAGATCAGGTCGTAGTAGCGAAGCAGGGTGTCCGTGCGCGGCGTCCACGACGAGTATTCACAGCTCGCCAAACGGCTGCGCTCGCGCTCATTGAGCTTGTCCAGAATGGCTTGCGGCTTGCTCATCCCGCATCTACCTCGTCGGACGTTGCAGGCGTGGTGACCGACGACTGCTCGCGGAACATCTCGCGCGCTAGCCGTTCGCCTTCCTCAGTGAACGCCCAATCATCATAGGGGGCCGGGATATAGGCCAGCTCCGCTTCAAACAGCGTGGCGACCTCCTCATCAGTGAGGCGCACGCGGCTGATGTGCAGGTGATAACGCCACGCATGCATGAGCGCGTTGCGCTCGTCGCGATCCAGATCGGCAAGCTCCATCACTTCACTCCATCGGATGGGACGGCGTGACCGCGCCACACGACAACCACGCTCGAGAAGAAGCCCGACGCGCGGTAGGGTCCGCCAGTCAGGAAGCGCACGCGCCCGCGTATCCAGCGCAAATCCTCGGCGTGGCCGACAACGTCGTCATGCCACCACGCGAGGTCAGTAGACGCGGGCAGGAGCCCCACGACAACGAGGGCGCCGCTGGCCGCCTCTAAGCGGGCCTTGCGCGTCCAGGCGTAAACCTCGCGTCCATAAGGCGGGTTCATAAACACACGCTCGCCCGCCCAGCTTCGCTCGAGCCCGTTGTCAGCTTCGGTGTAGAACTTTCGGCACTTTGTCGTTTCGGGCGTCGCGCACGGATCCAGCGTGAACCGAAACTCAAGGTCCAACGGGTCAAACACTTCCGGCGGCGTAGCCCAATGACGCCCGTTGCCGTTGTAGCGTCCGTTGTTCTTCGCCTTCGTGCCTTTCAGCACGGCGACGTTGTCGGACGCGGCGATAGTGCGGCGGTCGCTCAAGTCGGATCTACCCGTGCGGACGTGTCTGATGCGGTGACCGACGACTTCGGCAGGCATCGGCGCGGAATGGCGCGCGCATGCGCAATGATCATCAAGCAGTGCGGGCAGTCGATTCTGCCGCGCGCCGAGACCATCGGCTCGCAACTACCTTCCTCTTGAAGCAACGAGTCGCCACACAGCGTACGGTCGTCGCCACCGTAGCCGTCAGCGTGGATGCGATCCTCGTCATCCTTCCAGAGCTGGTGCGGATCAGTCGGCCGCCACATCACTTACCTCCAGTCGTATCTGCGCGTTCGGATGCGGCAGTCGCAGAGCGTTGTCCGCGCGCGACAATGCTCATATTGCGGCGTGTGTTGGCGATCATCCTGCGGCAAACCGCGCTCAGTGGGCCGCGCCACCAGCGATGATTGCACATGACTTCCTCCAGCACGCGCAACTGTAGTTCCACAGCGGCTGCGTAGGCTTTGCGCTCAGGGTCGCCCTGCAACGCTTCGGCGATTTCAGCGTCCGTCACGGCTTCTCCTGAATGGCTTGTGACGAGCAATTCAACCGGCCCAACCGGCGCTTGGCTTCTACCTGCATCGCGTGCAGCTTCCGCCCATCGGCGCTATACCTTCCGGCTCCTGTCACATTGACTTGAAGCAGGAGAGCGCGCGCTTGATCCGCCAGTTCGGCATCGGACAACTTCTCTAGCTGCTCTTGCAACCGTATCGCCTCGTATTGTGCCGCTCGCATTTGCGTGACCTCAAACTGACTTCTGGAGGAGATTATGGACCGCATTACCTAGCGGGGTGAGGGCGATGAATGTTCCGATTTCTCTTGAGTGTTCGTAGCACTCGAACAAAGGATCATCCGCGATGCGAAGGCGTCCTTTGATTTTCTCGGCGCTCGCCCGCGTCCGCATCGCGGACTCGAAGTCGTAAAAATCCATACCCCGATTTTGGAGGTAGTGCGGCTGAAGCACCTGGACGGCCAGTCGCCGCAAGGGGCTTAGGTCGGCGGCGATTTGCTCAGCGGTCACTTGTTCGTTCCTGAATTGGATTTGCAAGTCAGTTCGACATCTCGGCGCGAATGCGCTGAGCGATAGAGTTACGTGTGGCCCGCACCACTGCGCCGACCGCATCCTTGAGCGGCAGCAGACGCAAGGGAGAGGGCGGCTCGCCTTCAGGCTCCGGCTCGCTCTCCGCGATACGCGCCGCTTGTGTGAGTGCTTCCGCACGGCCGGCGTTGTAGGCATCTTCCTGACTGGCAAACATGTTTCCGGACATCTGTTCACTCCTCAATGTGTTGTGCTGAGACACGTCCGACGCCCGGCGTCGGGTGCCATGTCCCGTTGATTTGGTGAATTAGGTCGGCGTGCTTGAGCCGATGGAGCGCTGTCCTTACGGTTCGTTCCTTCAGGTGAGTGCGCGCGACGATCTCATTCCCGCGCAAGCCGTGCTCGCGCGAGATAAGCGCGAGCACCACTTCCTTCGCGCCCACTGTTTCAGTGGCGGCACCGCTCAAGCGAAGGGCGAGGTACTTCATCACGCGGTCTTGTACGTCGCGGTCAAGCGGCTCTAGCGCGTTGAAGCACGTCTCCATCGCCTCAAGCTCTGGATCGCGATCTGAGACCGCGAGAAGTAAGTCCATGGCATGGCCGTCCATCATCGCATCACCCTGTATTCCCGCCATGGATTGATCGGCGCCCAGCCCTTGCTGACGGCTGGCCGCGCCTTTGTCTTGACCTTGCGGCGTGGCGATCTTGCCTTTGCAATCAAGCTCTGATTGCGGGATTTGTGCTCGTGCTCGAACCAACCCTTTGTCTCGCCGCGCCGCTGCATCAGCATCAAGCGCTCGTAAACCGAGCCGGGGTTGGCACCGACTTCTTCGGCGGCCCAGCGCGGCATCCACCCCTGACGAACGAGGGCGATAGCCGCGTCAACTTTGGCGCAGCGGCGCTTAGCCATTCGTATTGTCTCCAGCGGACGTGGCTTGCGGCGAGCCGTTCGCCACCTTGGCGAGAGCGGCGCGGGCGAACTCCAGACGCGCCTTAAGCTCATCGCCAACGGCGTTGTTCGGAATGTAAAAGGAGGTCGTGAACGCCTCGCTTGAAGCGAGTCTAGACAGCGCTTCGTACAGATCGGGCGCGGCTGCGATCAGCTCCATGTTAGCGCGCACAATCGCGTGGTGCTTCGCGCTTTTTTCGCGCTCATGCTCCTTGTGCGCGATGAGGCGCCCAATCCCGTCGCAAACGCCCAAGCCTTCGCTTGCCGGGTCGAAGCCGTCGCCGAGCACTTCAACGCGCCACGGTCCCGGAGTAAATCTCGCCTCTCTCATTCTCTTCTCTCAGGGTTGGGGGAGGGCTATTTGAACAACTTCGAGCCGAGCCAGATGCCGAGCGCGATAGCGAGTGCTCCAGCCACAAAGCCAACGAGCATTCCGCCGAGCATTGGATTGAGAGCCGCTTCGGGCATCATTCCGCATCCTTCAAAGCAGGGAGAGAAAGCGCATCCAGCGCGGCAGCGTCAGAACATGCACCGCAGTAGTTGGAGACGTTCGCCACCAAATGGCGACCCACGGTTTCGGCGATACGGTGATCAGTCTCAAATCGTCCTCCAAAGGCGGGTAACCGTGCGGACATCGCCTGGATCAAGAGCGACGACATCAGCCCGCACCGATGTAATCGACGACCTCTTCAGGAAGATCGTTGGCGATGGCGTCGAGGCCGCAAGCGACGTAACGCTCCTTGGTTGTCGTGAGCACGCCGGCGCGGTGACACGTTCCAGCGAACTTCTCCCACGCGGCAACCAGGTCAGCGTGATCGCGCAGAATATCCCCGCCGTATTGGTTGAACGTCGCGGCCCACTGAGCGCGCGTTGCTTCGGCGAACTTGCAAGGCATCGACATCATGCTTCCTCCGGACGAGCGGGGAGGCGCTTGCGCGGAAGCCCGTTCACGAGGCTGGACTTCACGCCATAGCCGCACTCGCGCAGCGCCTTGTGATAGGGGAGGAGCACGGGGTAGGCGCCGGCCACGTAGCCGCGCTCTTCCCAATACTCGTTGATCTTATCCGCGAGCTTCTGCGCGCCGTCCCGCGACGATCCGTCGTTATCGGGAATGCCAAACAGGTCTTCGGAGAATGGTTCTTCAGCGAGAGCCACGGGCGCCTCCCGCTTTGCGCTTGGGCTGACGGATGCGCTTTAGCGCGTCGGCGAGCGTCTTCTCTACGCCGGCTTCGCCGCTTTCAAAGCGCTTCACCAATTCGCCGGCGAGCGTCTCGCTCGTGGCCTCGGGCACTGTGCATCGGGACATGCTGCGCATCTCCAGGTTTTCGCGGTAGGCGGGCGCTAGCCCGTTCAGGTTCTTGATGGCCGACTGGAAAAGCTCCCAGTCTTCGTCGCGCCAGCACTCCGCCGCGAGCTTCATCTGCGCGTCGATCTGCTCGCGCTGCTTGGCGATCGTCTCGCCCAGTATGTCACGCTCCTTCTTGTGCGAAACGTGAAGCGCCTGGCGTGTCGTCATCGGTGCGCCTGAAAGGCTCATGTCCGCTCCGTAGAATTACCGCGCGCAGCGGAGGCCCCGTTAGCCCCCGACGACTCCGCTGCGCGCTCCCCTCCCGGCGAGGAGGAGTCTATTGGTTGGTCTGTGAAGGTGACGCCGTTCTGGACGCCCCATGTCTCGATGAGCTGGAGAAGGTCGCCCATTTCCTCTGGCGACATCTCAGATGTGCGCGCGCCGAACGCGACGAAGCCTGTGCCGTCTAGGTTCGGCGTAATTTCTTGGCCGCGCAGCGAGGCGGTAAAGAGCGCCTTCCAATCTTCGCTGGAGCGCTTCTTGCCGTGCCATTCCTTCTGCTCGGCGATGTCATCAAGGAACGCCCACATGCGCGCGTTCTGAGGATTGGAACGGGTAGGGGGCTTGAACAGCAGCGTGTAGCCGAGCGGGCACTTGTCGAGCCACTTGGCCGCTTGCGCTCTGTCGCGCCCGCTGTGGAGGGTGATCTTCGCGGGCTTCACGACGCGCGCCGCTCCGCTGCAAGCTGTTCGGCCACGGCGTCAGCGAAACGCTCCTGGGCGGCTTCGTAGAGTGATTGCGCCTCGGTTTGCTGCGCTTCGCTCAGTTTGCCCCAGCGCGCCTCCGTGTGCGCGTCGGCGCGCCATGCTTCCAGCGCGTTCAAGTCGGTGGCGGCCTCGATGCCTGCCTTAATCTTCCCCAGGGCCGCGTCGCCATCTTCCAACCGGAGCTTGGCGCGCTCGTACAATTCCTCGATGCCGTCATGGCTGTTCTGCGAAATGCAGCGCCGCTTACCGACCCAGTACTTGCGTTCGAAAGACTTCCAAAGCTGCTCCAGCTTGTCGGCGTCCGCGCAGTTGTCGAAGTTCGCTGTATAGTGCGCGAGCACTAAGCCCCACGCCTCACCATGAATAAAATTGTTGCTTTCTTCGATCTCATCTTGCGGGCGCTGATCGATGTCGTCCAGCGTCTCCGAACCCGTGACGGTCGCGCGCTCGACGCCTTCCATCTCATCGACGGTGTAAACGCCCATGATGATTTCGGGGCAGTACTTCCGCGCCCAAGCGCGGATCGAATAGTAGCCTAGTTGCTGGTCCTCATCCGTTTTCCAGAGAGGGGAGTTCTTCGTGGTGATCTTCTTGACTTCTGGCGAGACATAGACGCTGGGCTTGCTGTCGCCTTTAAGCGTCGCGCTGATGATGCACTGACGCGTTGTGCCGGGCTCGCCGCGGTATTCGTACTGCGGGCGCTCCTGAACTGGCGCGTGCGCGTTGATGACGGCCGTAACAAGCTGCGCCTCGTAGGCGATGCTGTCATTGGTGACGTAAGCCTTCTGGCTCACCGCGAACGGGGACATGCCCCACTGCATCGCCTGCATGGTGATAGCGACGCACGCGCCGGGGTTCTGACGGAACGCCTTGCCGACCATCGGCCCAGCCTTCGCCATGAGCTGGCCGAACTCCATCACCTCGGCCAAGTTCTTCGGGACCATCGCGCCGCCATGGATTTGCACGGCGCCGGCGCGCGCGCGCAGCTCGGCGTTATCGACAGGGGCCGGGAGATGTGCGTCGTCAGCCACGGATTTTGACCTCACCATTCATCTTGCGCGAGCGCGTCTTGTCGAAGCCACGGCTCTCGATCTTGGTTTTCCCTTGGAGGAGGGGCGGCTTGCCTTCAGCTTTGCGCTTTGCGCGGCGCGCTTGCTGGCCCGTCTTGAGCTGCCTGCGTTTCGTCTTCGCGGCGACGGGCGTGTCCACTTCGTTGTTCTGCCGCGCGTTGCACTCCCAACGCTGCGTTTCGCAGTTCTCGCGCGTGTGATCGCCGCCGCAGGAGAGCGCGATCTTGTGGCCGATGGTCGGCGCGCAAGGATGCGGCGCAACCTTCGTGCGATCGCACGGCTTTTCGCATCCGCACATGCATTGCCAGTCGTCTCGCTCGAAAATCTCGCGATCCGGGAAACGCTCGAAGGCGCGGCCATGGCGCTTGGCGCGAGCGATATGCGCGGCGCTGCTCACGACGCCACTCCGAACGGCGGCTTTATCTTCAGCACCACAGCAGCGAACGCGTCTCCTGCTGGAATGAAAGGGGGCGCGGCGGCCGGAAGGGGAGGTTGATAAGCTTCCGATCCAGCCGCCGCGCTTTCGCGCGAGCCAAGGGGTTCGAGGCCTAGCTCTGCGCTAGCCGCTTGCGTTTTGGTGGGGAACACGCGCGCGGTGTTGGATTGGGCTTTCATGCGGGCTCTCCCGTTTTGAGGGGAGGGCAGTCCCACGTTCCGCAGCGCCGACAAACGCGCGCGGGATCATTCGCCTTCGGTCCTGATCGGACCTCACGCGGCGGGTGACACTTAGGGATGCGCAAGATGATGTCGAAATAATCGCCTGCGCACATCTCTCGCGCGCTGAGCCAGTCATGGTCGCGCGCGAATACGCCGAGCAAAGGCTTGCACTCGCTCATGCCGCGCCCTCCGGGCTCGCCTCGGCCGCCAGCGTTTCCAGAAGATGCTGATGCTCGCGCAGCGTGAGCGCGGTTTTCAGTTCACCGCAGAGCTTGGCTGTCTCAGCCGCCGTCGCGCACAGCTTGGCAATGACATTGATCTCGGCTGCGAGGTCAGCGCGCAGGGTAGGGCAGACGTGCGAGCGTCCATCAGCCTTTGCCGCTTCGCGCGCGGCGCGACGAACGCGAGACTCCTCGCGATACTGAGCCTGCGAGAAGGCGTCTTCTTCCCGCGCAGCTTCCATTCCGGCCCGCACGTCAGGATCACGGAAGAAGTCATGGGGAGGGCGAAGCCCGAACTGACGGCGGGGGAGGGGCGCGCCTTCGATCACATGCGGTCGGAACGCGACCGGCAAAGGGATGACGTTGGTGTCGGTCATGCCGACGCTCCGTCATCCTTGTTCGAGACGATGCCTAGTGCAGCACGCGCGTGCGTCAGCGCCTTCAGTCTGGCGTTCCAGTTCTTCTCCATCACGCTGACAAGGTTGTCGTTGACGGTTTCAAGCATGGTCACGCAAAGGCGGAGCGCATCATCGAGTTCTTCTACGCGGGCGATCAACGCAGGAGCCGCATCCGCCATTGCGCGCCGCGCGTCCTGCCACTTGCCGCGCGCAACTGCTCCGACAGGGAAGTCGTTATCAAGGTCCGCGCGCGCAGCTTCCGCATCTGCGTGCAGCGCCTTCAGCGCCTCAAGGTCCACGCTCACGGCGCTCATTGGGCGGCCTCCGGGTTGAGGGCGAGGCGCGCGAGCGCGCCCATTCTTCCGCTATGCGCCTGCCAAAACGCTGCGTAGGCCTGCCACGAGTGCGCTCCAGGATCGGGCGCAGGCGTCACGGGGCCGCGCGCGACGTTCGCTAGCGTTGTCCGCAGGGTGTCGCGCTCCGAGGTGATTGCATCCCCGATGGCCTCAGCGCTGGCGTCCGCATCAACCACGCCGACGATACGGCCAAGCGCGCGAAGCTCATCCTCCCACGATGGACCAGACGTATCCGTCGCTATGGCGAAGAGTGAGGTCGCCCCCTCGCGGCGCAGTTCGTCCGCGAGCGCTTCGTTCGCGGCTTCAAGGGTGGCGTGATAGCGCCCGACAAACACAAGGTCGCCGCGCGTGTAGACGTTGCGAAAGCCGCTCATCGCGCGACCTCCACCACGTCTACAAAGGCACCCTTTGAGCGGACGGCCTGTTGAAGACGGCCCGCGATCTCTGCCGCTTCGTATTTATCAGGGGTGCGCGCGAAAACGGCCCAGCCGCCGTCCTTCATGCTGCGCCGCACCTCATAAGTTTTCGCCTCGCCTTCCGGCATCGCTTTCCCTCCGAAGCAGTAGAGGGAGTGTGCAGTATGCCAACCTGTGCGTCAATGAAAAAGTGGGCACATTGCCCACTGTAGCAAAAGCTTCGCTTTAACGGATTGTTAAGCGCTTGGTTTTTCGCCTAGCGCTACGTTTTGTCTGCGTCGTCGGCCGCCAACGTGCGCAGCAGCCGCAAGTCAATCGGGCGCCCGCGCTTTACGATCGCGCCGACAATCCGTTTAATTTCATCCGCTTCCTGGGGCGTGTACTGTACGATATCCCCAGGCTCTGCTTTCAACGCAATGGCAAAAGCCTCAAGTTGATCGCTGTTATACCGGCGAACGCCGCGTTCTAGTTTCGAAACATCCGACTTGCTGAGCTTCATAGCGCGATCCCCCCACGATTCGGTGATGTCGTTGACCGCGTGGGCGAGCTCTTCGAGCGTAAGCCCACGCGCTTCGCGCCACTGCTTGAGAAACCATAGGTTACGCTTGGCCATGGCCCATCTACCCGCGCTTTAGATCGCATGTCGTGGGCGCTAGCGCCCACTAAGCCGTAGAGGGGGTTGACCACATAGGTGGGCATAGTGCACACTCCATAGCATGAGTCTGTCCCTACTCAAGTATTGCGAAGTCGCAAAGGTCACTGTCGCCGATGTGGCGCGCGAGGCGGGCCTCAATGACAAGTGGCTTTATAAGGTCGCTAAAGGGGAGAGGGGGTTCTCTCCCGAGACCGCAGCGGCGGTTGAGCTAGCAACAGGCGGCGCCGTTACGCCGTCCGACCTCAACAAGGTCCGTATGGCTTGGCTCGCGACCAAAAAAGGCAAGTCTCAAAAAAAAAGCGCCGCCCTCGCTGAGGGGGTCGCTTAATGCGCTCTGGATTTGGTCATTCGCCGCCTCCCACTATTCCACCCGAAGAAACGTTCGGCCGCTGTTCGTTCAACGTCAAGTTACGTTCCGACAGCGTTCCGACTTATCCCCACCAGGGTCGCAATAGCACAAACGTCCTAGCCGAACGGGCAGGGGGACGCGCATGAGCGACCTCCTTACCCGAGACGAGCTTCTGGAAAAGAAAGCGACTGCTCCAGCAAAAGCTTGGCGCAACTGGTGGCGCGCTCACTACGGCGGGTTGAAAGTCATTCGCGTGGATGGCGCGGTCGTGCCTGACGGCGGCGAGTTCTGCGATCCGAACAGCTATCCGTCAAAGGAAGTGGCGGAGCAGTGCGCGCTAGATTGTCTCGCTGAGATCAAGCGCGAAATGTCGCGCTGGAGTTTCGTTGCGTGGCTCTTCTGGCGCCGCGCGAAACCACATTTCACCTACATCGGCGCGCTTCCAGAAGGGGAGCGCCCATGACGCACACCCTCACGCCGGCCGCCGAGTTTCTCATCGCCTTCCTCTTCATTCTCGGAGGAGGGCTGCTCCTTCTCGACGTTCACTTGCATGACGCTCGCGAGAAGAGAGCGAAAGAAGATCGCGAAATCGAAGAAGCCGCGCACAGAGCGGCGATGGAGCAACCTAACAGAGGACGGCTGCACGCCGATCTGCGCGTATGAGCGGGGAGCGCAACCGCGCCATCGTGGCCGCCTACGAGGGTGGCAGAACGATGCAGCACATTGCTGACGAGCACGGCATCACCCGGGAACGCGTGCGCCAAATCCTGTTTCGTGCCCGCGTGAAAATCCGGCCGAGTTCGCCGGAGTTCTGGCCTGCGGAATCTCGCGAGCGGTGGCGCAAAAAACTACGTGAGAACGGCAAGAAGCGCGCTGGCAAGATTGGACCGCAACAAGCGCGCGCGGTGGAGATGGTGCGCCGAGGCTCGACTTTCAGCGAGGCCGCCAAGGCGTGCGGACTCACGCGAAATGCCGTGGCTGGCGCGTGTCATCGGCAGCGCGTGAAGGCGGGCGTCGAAACAAAATCTGCATGAGGTGGCGGGCGCGCGCGGGAATGATGGGGCGGACTCCGCAAAGGAGCTGGGAGCTATGAGTGCAACACTAGGCTACGTGCTGGCGGCGCTTGCCGCTGGCCTAGCGATCGGATTCTACCGCGAGTTCACGCAAGCGCGTGAGCAGGTGGCGTGGCTGCGCCGCCAACTTGCGCACGCGACGAACTCTCCCGCTCCAGCCGAGCCGGCCACGAAGCCGCGCGCGCTGTTTCCAGCGGGGCAGTTCTGATGGCGGACCTCCTGAACGTAGCGCTTCGCAGCATCACTGCGCTGCCAGCCTATACGACAACACGCGGCCTGGCCTTGCTGTTGGTTCTGGAACGCAGCCAAGCGCCGATGCAAACCCGCGACCTCGCCAAAGCTCTAGGCGTATCCAAGCCCTGCATCACGCGCGCTACCAATTCGCTGAAGCGCGCAGGGCTCGTCATCAAGTGCCGCCGCGACAGTGATCTGCGCGATCACCTCGTCCTCCTCACTGAAAAGGGCAGGACCGCAATGCGCGCTGTTCTCGCGCCGGAACTGGCGGTGGCCGCATGAGCATCTTCGAACTCTTCAACGCTCCGATCTTTGGAGAGCGAACGCAGGAAGCGCCTCCGGCGCCAGTGCGCGACGTTCGCCCAGCGGGCGAGCAGAGCCCTGTCGTGTACGCGCTCGAGGCTCAGCGTTCGCTTCTGCGCGCTGGCTTCACAGAGGGCCAAGCCTTCGCCGGCGCGCTTCAGGTGCTCGCTGACGAGCGACCGTTGATCCGAAACATCGGTGAAGACGGAAAGCCAACGGGCAGGGCGCGCAAGCTCTCGCAGAAACGCTCGCGCTGCCTTCGCGCGCTCGCCGCTCAAATCGCCTTGGAGGACTACGCTTGATGTTTGGAGGGAGCAACAGCCTCGCGGAATGCGCGCCAGCGCCAACGCAAACAGAAGGTTCGGGCGGCGCTACATTCGTGCCAAAGCGCTACGCACACAGCGATGGCGTCTATTGGGGTTCGCCTGAAACATGCGACGCGCTTGAGCCCGGATTCTATGAGCCCGGCGTGGTGCCCAATCTGGGTCCGTTTCTGCGCCGCCTCCAGATGAAGACCGACAACCTGCTGCGGTTGCCGGACCCCATCTGCGACATGCTGCTCAGCGAGTTCGTGCTGTTCTGGACGCGCGCGCCGGAGATGGCAAAGCGGGGCCTTAGCGTGAAGCGCGGCCTCATGCTCTACGGCCCGCCTGGCTCCGGCAAGACAAGCGCGGTTCAACTCATGTCGCACCACATGATCCGCGAGATGCGTGGCGTCGTGGTGCTTGTGAACCATCCGCACTCAACGGCGGCGGCGCTTCAACTAGTGCGCCGACTTGAGCCGGATCGCCCGATCATCCTCCTCTATGAAGACATCGACGCGATGGTGGACATGCACGGGGAGGCGGGCTTACTCGCGCTGCTCGACGGCGAACTGCAAGTAGGCAACGTCGTCAATGTCGCCACCACGAATTACCCGGAGCGCCTTGATCCCCGCTTTACGGATCGGCCCGGACGCTTCGACCGCATCACGCTCGTTGGCATGCCGGAAGCGCCAGCCCGTGCAGCGTACTTTGCCGCCAAGGCGCCGGACGTTCCTGAGCCTCGTCGCGAGCGATGGGTGATTGCAAGCGATGGCTGGTCTATCGCGCACCTACGCGAACTGATCGTCGCCCACCTCGTGCTGGGCGAAGAGGACGAGTCCGTCATTGAACGCCTCACGGGCATGCGCGAGCAGCTTCCCAAGAGCGCCGACGCAAACTCGGGCAGCTTCGGGTTTCACAATGAAGCGCGTCAGCTTCGCGCGGCGCGCGGCGTTTCCGCAGGACGTGGGAGGTACTGATGACCGTTCTCGACCACTCGCTTGACGACGACGCCAAGGCGATTTTGGCTCACCGCGAAACGGACGCGCACGTCAAGCGCCTGCGCATCACCAACGGTTGGACGCGCCAGCAGGTGTTTGAGCACATGGCGTCCTACATGGAGAACGACGAGGAAGCGCCTCTAACGCCCGTCGCTCCCATCAAGTTCAAGAAACCACGCAAGCGCTCCCGCGCTCTGGAGGCTCATGCATGAGCGATCCCGTCAATCACCCCGCGCATTACCAGCGGCCGGACGGCATGGAGTGCATCGAGCTCGCCGAACTCCTCCCGTTCTGCGAGGGCAACGCCATAAAATATCTATGGAGGGCAGGGCAGAAGGGCTCGCTCCTCGAGGATCTGCAAAAGGCCCTCTGGTACGCCAAGCGCGCCTCCGATCGCGCTTGGTGGTGGCCGCGGCGCACAGGCCACGTCTACGTCGTCGAGCGCGCCTGCATGGGCTTTGACTCCCAGCTCGTCAGAGACGCTATCCGCGCGCTCGCCAACGGCAACGCTGAAGCCTCAATCGCTTCCATTCAAACGCTGATCGATGTCGCCGCGATGAAAGCGGCGAACAGGGAGGAAGCCGCATAGCCCGCAAAAGCAAGAGCGCGCCGGCTGTCCTGACCGGCGCGCTCGAACTGCTTCCGCAATCGAAAAGACGACCCCATGCCACTGAGGAAAGCCACTTCCGATGAGCCCTTATATAGCTGCTTCGCGCGACCTTGACAACAACGTATGGTGTACAGGGCAAGAACGCCCCGACGTTGCACATGAAACCGCGCTGAACACGCCGTTTTCTGAAGCCCGCACACACGAAAACGCGGGCGATGCTGAGGCAATGTCCTCACCAGAAAACGAGCCGCACGCCGCGTTCCAAACAAGCGCGGAGTGTGGGCGAATGCTCTGCATCCCTGTCCAGTATTGCCGTGGCAAGTCCGGCCTTTCGCGCGTCGAACTCGCGCTGCTCGCTTACATCATGGAGCACCCGGTAGAGCAGGCGCCGCGCTCCGTCATCGCTGATGAGTGCGGCTGCGCCGCGAACTCCATCCCGCGCGCCGCCAAGAAGCTCGAGGCTATCGGCCTTATCAAGCGCGCAAAGGGCGGCGGGACCCGTAACACGACCTACGAGTTGACCCGTAACCTGCATGTTGCGCGCAACATGGAAGTTACGACGGCCGACACCTCTACGTTACGGGCCGCCAATAGCGATGCGCAGACCGAAACGACCACAAGGGATATGGTCGTAACTCAGGTTACGGGGGGCCGTAACATCGCCCCCCCAGACCCCCCTATAAGAACTACCTCTACCTCAGAGACTCTTCCTGAAACAGAAGAGGATGTTTCTACAGGGGGTGTGGGGGAGTTCGCGCTTGAGTCGGACGAGCCGAAGCGCAAGCAGCGTCGCAAGGCAACCGAGCGGTCCATGCCGAAGAAGCCAACCCCGGCGATGCTTAAGCACGCCGCCGAAAAGGGGTTCGTCAACGGCACCGCCCAGCAAATGTTCGATGAGTGGCGCGACTGGCACATCGCTAGGGCCACGGAGATCGCATGTCACGAAGCGAGCTGGCGCACTTGGGTTGGCAAGCGCGTGAAGTGGCGCGGCGAAGCAGCAGCGAAGAAGTCAGGCTACATCAAACGCACGCGGTCTGATGGCAGCGTCTACTACGACCGCGACCATCGCCAAAACCACTATCGGGCGTGAGGGGAGACATGCGTCATGCAAACCCTCTCGCAGGCTGGAATCCGCCTTCGCGGACACGGACAGTCGTGGAAGCAAACCTGTCCGCAGTGCAGCGCGAACCGCAAGAACAAGCGCGAGCCGTGCTTGAGTGTGACGGCTGGACCGAACACCACGTCGCGCGGACACATCCCGTACAACGTCGCAGTCTGGCATTGCCACAACTGCGGCTGGTCGGGGATCGCCGATGAGCGCTCTTCCGAAGAACAGCAACGCCAGCCTGTCGGCGAACGCTTGCGCTTTCCTCCAAGCGCGTGGGCTCGATCCGGAGCTGTGCGAAAGGCTCGGCCTCGCAAGCGGCCGGCGTCGCGATGGCAATGAGTGGCTGCTGATCCCGTATGAGCGGGACGGCGTTCACCTCGTGCACAAACTGCGCCGCATCGACGAGAAGCGCTTCGACCAACATCCGAGCGGCGCCGAGCAAATCTTCTGGCGGCGCGATTGCATCGCCGACGCTGGCCTTGCCTCGCAGCCGCTCATCATCACCGAAGGCGAGTTCGATACGATCGCCGCTATCCAGGCTGGCTATTGGCGTTCAACCAGCGTGCCCGGAGGCGCCCCGCCAGCGGCGTCTGAGAACCCAGAGGACGCACGCAACAGTCCGCGCTTCTACTGCCTGCGCGAAGCGTGGCAGGCGCTTGAGTGTGTGCGTGAGATCGTCCTAGCGGTGGATGCCGACGCCAAGGGCATCGCGCTCCGCACTGACCTAACAGCGCTGCTTGGCCCGTCGCGCTGCAAGTTCGTCACGTACCCCGATGGCTGCAAGGATCTGAACGATGTCCTACGCGAACACGGCGAGGACAAGGTTCGCGAGGTCATCGACGGCGCGCGCTGGGTGAATGTCGCCGGCGTCTACAACATCGATGAACTGCCGCCCGTGCCAGCGCTGACGGTGTGGCGTCCGCAAATCTTTGAGCCGGTCGATCGGCTACTGGCGATCTGTCCCGGCCATGTAAGCGTTTGGACCGGCCTTGCCGGCGACGGCAAGTCAACGGCCGTGAACGCAGCCATGTGGACGCTTGCCGAGCGCTACAATCTGCGCATCTGCGCAGCGCCGTTCGAGTCCACGCCGCAGCGGGAGTACATGGAAGACCTCGCGGCGTTTCAGCCCTGGGTGAAAGAGGGGAGACCGCGTAACCCGGTTACGTTCGAGGACATGACGCGGGCCACGCAATGGGCGCGCGACCATGTGACGTTCCTCTATGCTGATGGCTTTGCCGAACCCGGCAAGGGCGAACTGATCGACGCGACGGTGGATTGGTTCATTCAGGCGGCGCAGACCGCCATCGTGCGCTTCGGCTGCCGTCTGATCGTGCTCGACCCCTGGAGCCAGATCGACCACGACATGGACCGCAGCGAGCGTGAGGATCAGTACGTTCGCCGCACGCTGAAGCGCTTCAAGATTCTCGCGCGCACCTTCGACGTGCATGTGGCGATCGTCGCGCACCCAGCCAAGCCAAAGCGCAACAATGACGGCACGTATCCAATCCCCGAGGGCTACGACATCTCCGGCGCCTCGCACTGGAAGAACGCGCCTGACCTTGGCGTCACTGTCTATCGCGACCCGCCGCTCATCGAAGACCCCGAGAACGAGGGTGAGATGATCCCGGACCCCAACTCGCCGCGCGTCTTAGTGAAGGTCTGGAAGGTCAAGTTTCACCGCACCATGAACCGCACCGGCGAAGCCTACGCGGCGCTCGATTTCCGCACCGGGCGCTACCACTCGCCCGAGCATTGGGAAGCGCGCACCCGCACACGCAAGGCGGCCGACCCGCAGCAAGGTCTCTACCATGACGACTGAAGACTATCGTATCCGCGATATCCTGCGCCGCCAGACACGCGCGCACCTGGTGGAGATCGTGCGCCGGCGCGAGAGCGCCTATTATGAACTGGCGGAGAAGTGCGAGAGCCCGCAAGAACGGCTGCTGCTCGCGCCGCTTATGTTCATCCGCCCGCGCTGTCTGGCGCCCAGGTACGAAGGCCCCCTGGATTTGCCGCAAGAGGCGCGGCTCTACGTGCAGCATCCTATCGCCAAGTACCGCGCCGACTTCGCCTACATTTTCAAGCCGCACCGCCAGACGTTCCAGATCAAGCTGGCGATCGAAGTCGATGGCCACGAGTTTCATTCCTCCAAGGAAGACCGCGCCGATGATGCAGCGCGGGATCGCGAACTGGCAGGCGAGGGATTCCAGGTCATTCGCTTCACTGGCTCGCAAGTCCACCAGAACCCCGAGGGGTGCGCCGAGCAAGTGGAAGATACCGTTGACCGCATGTTCCAGAAGCGCGTGTTCGACGCCGTTCACGCCAACCACAACAGCGACGATGAGGACGCAGCATGAGCGCACAGGACTGGACTGAGGAGCGCGTCAACCTGCTCAAGGTGCTTTGGGCGCAGGGCGTGAGTTGCTCGCACATTGCGAAGCGGATCGGCGCCGGCTTTAGCCGTAACGCCGTCATCGGCAAGGTGTCGCGCCTGGGTCTGACGCCGCGGGCGAAGTCCACGCGCGCCGTCCGCACCGGAAAGGCTCACGCTGTCTGGCTCGGCAAGAAATCCACCAAGCCCAAGCCCCGCCTTTCCTACGACGGAGCAAAGCCAAAGGGAGCTTTGCGCGGACCTCAGAACGTGAAGTTCATCGCGAGAGATTCAAACCAATGCCCCATGTTCTGTGAAGGGGAAGAGGGGCCGGATGGGTTGGTGTGCGGGCTGCCTGTCCAAGATGGAAACTGGTGCGAGTTTTGTTCGCGCATTGTCTACCAGCCTGCGGCGCAGCAGCTACGCGCGAGGAAGGCGGCGTGAGCGTAGCGCTGCCATCTGGACCGTTCGGCTGCATCCTTGCCGATCCGCCGTGGGCGTTCCGCACGTACAGCGGCAAGGACTCAACGCCACATCGCGGCGCGCACGACCACTACGTTACCACGAAAACCGAAGACCTCGCCACCATTCCTGTCGCGAGTGCTGCCGCCGACGATGCGGCGCTGTTCATGTGGGTTGTCGACTCGCATCTTGAGGAAGCACTCGCGCTTGGCAAAGCGTGGGGCTTTGAGTTCAAGACATGCGCGTTCGTTTGGGTGAAGTCGAAGGCGGGCGGCTGGCCGCATGTCGGCATGGGCTACTGGACACGAAAGCAAACGGAACAGTGCTGGCTGTTCACCAGAGGCGCGCCCAAGCGCGTCAGCAAGGGCGTGGAGCAAATCATCCATTGCCCACGCGGCGCGCATAGCGCCAAGCCGGAGCAGCAATACGGGCTGATTGAGCGGCTAGTCGGCGGGCCATACCTTGAGATGTTTGCGCGCACCACCAAGCGCGGCTGGACGGCATGGGGCAATCAGGTTGGCGTGCGCGACGATTCCCTCTTTGCAGAGGACGCCGCCTAATGGGCGATCTCACCCACCTCAAGCTTCCTCCAGACGCAAAGCCGAGAGAGCACTTCGACGTGACGCTGGCGCAGTTGTCTGCATGGCTAGCTGAGGCAGAGACCATCGGAGGCTGGCGCGCGCTTCAGGCAATCGACGATAACGACCCGGCTTGCGTGAAGTATCTTTGCGACCGCGTTCTCGATCGGGACACGCGAGCTCGCTATTGGGAAGCGCGCATTCGCGGCGAGCTTATGGAGCGCAAGGGATGAGCGAGATGACCTTCCGCGCTCCGGTTCATATTGGATGCCCACGCGGACAGGAATGCTGGATAGAGCGACGGCGCAAGGTCATGCGGGAGATGGCGCTGAAGAACATCGCCAGCGGAGTTGCGCGCACCTACAGCACCACGGACTCTGCGATGATGTGCCAGCGTGAAGAAGGCGGCTGCGGCGTCACCATGCGTTGGACGCGCGACGCTGACGGCAACGACTCCTCGCTCGAGCCGAACACGCCACGAGATGCAGCAGCGTAACTCCTGCTTAGTGATTTGAGCGCTTCCGTGATGTCGTGAGCGTACAACTTCAAGAAAACCCGCGCGCGGTCATTGGCGGAAACAATCCTCCAAGTGATGATCTCGACTTCATCGACTCGCGCATCGTTCTATGGGGCGCTGAGTTCCTGCAATTCTCGTTCGGCCGGCTTGATGACTTGTTCGTCTCGGGCAAGGCGCGCTCGGCCAAGCGCCGCATGTGGTTTCGCCGCGTGCTCTCCTACTGCCTCTCAGAACTGGTAGGGCAGGAGGCGCAAGCGAGGGTGATGGATCGCCACCGCGACACGATAGGAGATGACCAGGCCGCCGTGCGCGAGTGGTGCGAGAAGGACGATGACTTCGCCGATCGCGTCGAGCGGATACGCCTTGGCGTCCACGCCTACGTCCACATCAAGACGGACCAGGAATGGTTCGAGGGAAGGCTAGCCCACTGGGGCAGCGCGCATCCCAGGCTTAAGCGCAAGGCCGAAGCGCGCGATCTCATCACCCTCGCGGCCAAGAAGCTCTCCCGCGAAGCCAGAGGCGTGCTGGGGCGCGTCATCGCAGCTGAGGCTACCAAGAAGCGCCTGCCGCAGTTCGCGTTCAGAGAGCTAGACCCCGGCCTTGCCGAGTGCTTCGCGCTCCAGCTCATCCAAGACGCAGAGCCGCACATGTCAAAGCGCGAGCCTCCCGAACGCCTCGTCGCTCCAACAAAAACCGGAACCCTTGTCTATGCGGAATCCATAGCGCTGGGATTGGTGCCGGCGGCGAAGCGAGGTAAGATAGGCGGATGAAACTAGACATCGATGCGCGAATTGAAGGGCGACGCGAGCGCTACTTCACCACGCAATATGAGTTGGACGGCGCGGAATACATCTCGGAAGTCCAAGCTTTCGACCGCAACGATGCGGAGCGCTTGGTCGAGATGCGCGGCATCGGCGAGCGCGTTTGGAATGAGGGCCGCGCGCCGGTTGAGGGCGTGTCAATCCGCGAGATTCTATCTCGCCCTGACCTGACCGTCTCTGATTACAACGCTGCACTTCATGCCGCGAGTTTCCTTGGCTGGCTGGCAATCAGTTCTCGCGCTGCGCGGCCATGCGACATCCTCGGCGACAAGGGCCTTGTGCATCAACTCGCGCACTTAGCTTGCGGCGATCCCGGTCTTATCGCTGGCGACGCGCACGGCCCGCTGATCGAATACCTCATCACTCTTTCGGTTTCGATTGAGCGCCGCATACCTGGCTGGCCTAACCCCGCCCCCTTGTAATCTCAGGTACTATTTCTCCATCGGCAACGCGACGCCAGATCACAACGCGCTCGCACGCAAGTCTGAGGATGGAGCGAACCAGATGATCTCGCTAAGCGCGGCTGACCCTGGAAGGGGCCTGTGAGGTGGGCCTGGAAGAGATGCTCTCCAACCCGTTCGTGCTGTTGGCGATCGGGTTTTTCATCTCAGAATGGCGCAGCTCGCGCGGCGAGCACACCAAGTCCGTCCAGGTAGACACAGACCTGAAGGCGCGCCTTGCGGCCGTAGAAGCCTGGCAGCGCGACCACAATAGCATTCACGGCTGCGTTCGCGAACTCGCCGCGACCGTCAAAGCCATGGCGGAGAACATGAACCGTCTGACCTTCAGGCTCGATAGGTTCATGGCATACATGCCCCAGCCGCCGGGACGCTCGCGCTCCCCGTTTGAGTTTGCCGGCGCGCGCGACTTCCTCGATCCAGAGGCCGACGCATGAGCCGCTATTACCCCAAGTTCCACAAGGGCGGATGCCCTGACCTCTATGTCGTGGTGGACTCGCGCTTTGGAGAGATTGTCTCGGACGCGAAGGAATATCACTTGGCTAACGACGAGGCTGGCGCGCGCAACGCGGGCACGTTTGAGTCCCAAGCCTCCGAAGACATGGTCGTCGCGGCGCTGCTAGCGGGACCTTTCTGTTGAGGCTCTTCCGCTGGCTCCGCCTCGTATTTTCTCCCCGCGTTCACCCCATTGCCAGGCGCGCCAAGAGGCAGCTTGCGAGGATAGCGGCTAGGCAACCCCGCGCGTCTGTCCGGAACCCGATAATGCGCGGTGCATGACCGTAAGCATCGTCGAATTTGCGGATATTGAAGAGCGCAGCGGCGCGCCGCTGTTCCCTGAGCTGCATCGTCAGATGGGCAAGGGGCTCAGCCAATTCCACCAGATCAGCGACAAGAACGCGCGGGTCTTCCGCGTTCACAACGACGACGGCACGACCGCCGTGCATGTGCGCGTCGTGCTGGACAATTCGGCAGGCAACGAGGCGGCGCAAACCGACATCCACATCGCCGCCAATTCCTACGAGACCTTCCACATTCACCGGGGCTCGCGCCCCTTCGTCTACGCTGTAGCAGACACCTAAGAGGGGCCTGACGCCACATGACTGACTTGATGACCCGCTACGGCGATTTTGCCAATGGCGTAGCGCTCCGGGACATGGCCGTGCTCGCCACGCACTCGGGCAAGGTGTTCTGGGTAAGCTCTACGGCCGGCGGCGACGGCAACGAAGGCTCGTTCGACCGTCCGCTTGCAACCATCGACGCTGCCATCGGCAAATGCTCGGCCAGCCGCGGCGACATCATCATGGTCAAGGCGGGCCACGCTGAAACCCTGACGGCCGCTTCGGCCATCACCTGCGACATCGCCGGCGTTTCGATCATCGGCTGCGGCAACGGCGCCGATCGCCCTGAACTGACGTTCGGCACATCGACCGGCGCCAGCGTCGTCATCTCGGCGGCCAACGTCACCATCCAGAACATTATCGGCGTGGCCGGCGTCAACGCGCTCACCAATCCCTTCCATGTGCAGGCGGCCGATTGCACGCTGGACATCGAATGGCGCGACGACGCCTCCAACGTGGAAGCCGCGCGCGTTGTGCTGACCACGGCTGCTGCCGACCGCTTCCGTTGCCGCCTGCGCTATTACGGGCAGACCGGCGGCTCGGCTTGCGTCAACGCCGTGCGTCTCGTCGGCTGCAACGAGGGCTGGCTCAATATTGATTTCTACGGCAAGGCCTCGACCGCTATCGTCGAGTTCCTGACCACGGCCTGCACTGGCATTCGCGTCGTCGGCAATTTCTACAATTCCGGCACTACTGACGGCTCCAAGAACGTCGTGGACACTGTCACAGGATCCACCTGGTGGGCCAACATCTTCGATGGCGCCGCCGGCGCGCCCTATACGGGCGGCTCGGGCTCTTCGCTGGCGCAGGACGATGTGTCGGCGATTTCGGCCGCGCTCTATGGTGCGGCGGGCATCGGCACGTATCCAGCCGCTGCGGCGGCGGCCAACAGCGTCTCCATCGCCGAAGTGCTGCGCTACGTGCAGGACCGCGTCGCCGCCGCGATGCTGAACCGCAACTCGACGAACTATCTCGCAGTCACGGCGGACTTCACCAGCGCCACTTGGAATACTGCGGCGTCGCATGAAATCCTGACCGTGACTGGCGCCTGCCACATCATCATCCTGCCGCAGGTGACGGGAACACCCACTTCGGCCGGCAGTGGCGCAACGCTCGTGCTTGGCGATGAAACGACATCCAACTCCATCATCGCCTCGACGGACGCTGAAAACCTCGCCACGGGCGAATGGTGGTTCGACGCCACAGACACCCGCACGCTGGCGGCGCGCTCGATCTTCGAGAAAACCGACATCGTGGTCGGGAACGGCAAGGACATCGGCTACACCATCGGCACCGAAGCGCTGACGGGAGGCTCGATTGTCTTCCACGTATGGTGGGAGCCGATTGACGCGACTGGCGCTGTGGTCGCCGGTGCTGGTGGCGCGCTCTAATCCTCAACCATGAGCGAAGAACCTACGCTCGACTTCCAGTTTGGACGCAAGCAAGAGAAGCCTGCGGACTTCACCCCGGCGGATTGGACCGTCGTCAAGCGCGCGCGGGATATCGTGGCGGCGAGGCACACGTCAGGCGAAGTGCGCAAGATGCCTGCAAGCTGGTTGGAAGACTAACCCCGCGCACATCCGCGCCCCGCGCATACTAGCTCCCAACATCAACAGATCGCCGGAAGCGTGATCGACCATGAGTGCAGTAGACCGCCTTTCCCATAAGGCCGAAGCAGAGCATCATTGCTCTATGGGTCACGCACTTAAACTGCACGGCAAGCATGCTCACGGGCGAGTGACGCTTGTGGATGAAGATGTCTGGCTGTGGGCGCAGCATCTGTATCTGTGCGTCAGCACGAACGGCTATGTGAGCACGCGCTCTGGCGCTCGAACAATCCTCCTGCACAGGATGATTATGAATCCGCCGGACGGGATGGATGTTGATCACATCAATCTGGACAAACTCGACAATCGCCGGGGATCGCTCCGGATTGTAACAAGAGGACAGAACGCCCAGAACAGGCCGAAGCGCGAGGGCGCAACGTCAAGATTTATTGGTGTAGCGAAAAAGAAGACGCGCTGGACGGCGAAGATACGCATCAATTACGTGCAACACGAACTAGGCAGCTTCGCAACCGAGGAAGCGGCAGCAGCGGCATATGATGCGCATGCGATCAAGTTCTTCGGGCCCGGCGCCAGACTAAATTTTCCGGGTGGAACCCATGGCAGCTAAGCGGGCAAAGAAGAAACCGCCAGCCACCGCTACTCCTGAAAATACTGGGGAAAGCAGGCGAGCGGACGGCACATTCGCGGCTGGCGCATCTGGAAACCCCAAGGGTAAGCCAAAGGGGTCAAGAAACAAACTCGGCGAGGCGTTCATCACCGATCTCCAAGCGGATTGGGCGGTGCACGGAGCTAGTGTTATTGAGGCTGTTCGTAAGGACAGGCCGAGTGATTATCTCAAGGTCGTCGCATCGATCCTACCGAAGGAGCTGAACGTCCGCGTCGATCCGCTGGAGGAGATCGATGACGACGAGCTTGCAACTATCCTCGCTGCCGCCCGAGCAGCTCGACGCCTTCATCAGGAAGGCGGAGGCGACGCTGGCGAGACGCCGCGCGGAAAACCATCTGGCGTCCTACTATCCTGACGAGGGGCCGCTAAGCCGCGCTCACTACCCCAAGCACATGGCGTTCTTTGCGGCGGGCAAGGAACACCGCGAGCGCGCCGTCATCGCGGCTAACCGCGTTGGCAAGACAGAGACGATCGGCGGGTACGAATCCACACTGCATCTGACCGGCGAGTATCCGCCATGGTGGCCGGGGCGCACATGGGATCGCCCGATCAATCTCCTGTGCGGTGGCGATACCTCCAGCACGACGCGAGACATCATTGTCAAAAAGCTATTGGGGCCGCCTGAAGCGCGCGGGACGGGGCTCATCCCGAAGCGCTGTATTGAGGACTTGCGCCCTTACACGGGCGTTCCGGGCCACATCGACTACGCGACAATCAAGAACGTCAACGGCGGCTTCTCCACGCTTCAATTCCGCTCTTACGATCAAGGCCGCGTTGCCTGGCAAGGGACGGAGCGCGACGTGATCTGGCTCGACGAAGAGCCGCCGATGGAGATTTACACTGAAGCGCTGCTGCGTCTGATGACGACGCAGGGCATGCTGATGGCGACGTTCACGCCGCTAAAAGGCATGACCGACGTGGCGCTGCAATTCATGCCGCATCTGGCGCCGGCATGAGCAAGTGGATGATCCAGATTGGTTGGTCGGACGCGCCGCACCTTTCGGAGGCAGACCGAAAGGAGCTGTGGGACAGCGTTCCCGCTCACCAGCGCGAAGCGCGCGCCAAGGGCATCCCCATGCTCGGCGCCGGCGCAATTTACCAGATCCCCGAAGACCGCTTCATCATTGATCCGTTGCCGCGCATCCCGGCGCACTGGCCGCGCGCCTATGGCCTTGACGTGGGCTGGAAGCGCACGGCGGCAGTGTGGGGCGCGCTCGATCGCGACAGCGATACACTCTACCTCTACAGCGAACACTACGGAGCGCAGGCCCCGCCTCAGATTCACGCCGATGCGATCAAGGGCAGGGGAGAGTGGATTTACGGCGCGATCGATCCGGCCAGCGAAGGGCGCTCACAACTCGACGGAAAGAAGCTGATGGAGGAATACCAGCGGCTTGGCCTTGGCCTGATGCCCGCCGACAATGCTGTAGAGGCTGGCATTCTTGCCGTGCAAAGACGGCTCGAAGCAGGTAAGATCAAGGTCTATTCTACGCTTCGCAACTGGCTGGCGGAATACCGGATTTATCGGCGCGAGGAAAAACCGCCGAACAAGCCCGTGAAGGAAAACGACCACTTGATGGACGCAACGCGCTACCTTGTACTGACGGGCCTCAGCCTCGCCCGCGTCGAGCCCATGGAAGACGACTATAGTTACTCAGAGCGTCGCCGCACGGCGAACAGGACGACGGGGTACTAAAATGCCGCGCTATTCACTGAAGGCCATCGCCGGAATCGAGCTGGAAGCAGGCGATCCTGTGGTCATGGTCAAGCGCTCGTGGTGGGCGCGCTTGCTGTGGAAGCCGTGGATCAAGTGGCGCGCGAACAGTACGACGGGGTATTGAGATGAGCGAGCAGATTGAGCCGCGCCCAGAGCAGACGTACCGTGCGCCGCGAATAGATAGGCGCATGTCGGGCGCGGAAATCACTGAGGCGCACCGCGACAACGTGGCGAAGCAAGTGGCTTGCATGATCGCAGACATCCTTCAAGAGCGCGACGGCGTGCAGGCCCAATGGGAGGACGCCGTAAAGGTGCGCCACGTGCCTGCGGATAATCCGTTCAGAGAGCGCATCGCGTTTCTGACGCACCATATGGACCGATTTATAGGTGAGGCCACATCTGTCGCATCCTGCGAATGGCGAGACCCGGAACGCTTCTGTCACGTGCTGCCGGTGACGGAGGAGTTCGCGCGCGATTTCCGTAGGCGGGTGATGGAGGAGACCCGCGAGGTGGTGAAGCTGCGCGCTGACCGTAAGAGCCGTAGACCACACGGAGCGAAGCCCTAACCCCGCCAGTCCCCGCCGTCATTTTACACTGGCGGCATGGCTCAGACAGCGACGATCAGCTCCGCCACGGGCGAGACTGGCTATGAGTACTGCCCTGTAGGCACGGGCTCGATTTCCATTCGCGGCGACATCACGGCTGGCGGCGTGCTCGTTGTGGTGCGTCCGCCTGGCGCGGCTGCGGACTATCCCGACACGCTGATCGATCAGACGGATATCCGCGAAGTCGCCAACGAAGCGGCCGATGGCTATTCCTACAATGTGCGCTTCGATGCCGGCGTCGGGGCTTCTGTGGCGCTCAAGGCCAACTCGAGCTTTGCCGGAAACGTCACCGCGCAGGTCGCAGCTGACGCAGTGAAGCCCTAAGCATGGCCCGCTCCAGCGGCCATCACCGGCTCGGCAATGTGATGCCCGCTCAGGTGCAGGCGATCCTCACGGCTGAAGAACGCCTCGCGCAAGCGCAAGCGGATGCGCTCAACGAGGAAGCCTACGCGCTGGAGATGGCGGGCGCTCCGCATCGCACGCGCCGGCGCAAGTTCGAGCAGGACCAGCACTTCGCCCAGGACGCTGAAGCGTTCGCAGGCGCCAGCGCTCCCGACACGGAAGGCGAGGGCGGCGAAGCCGAGCAGGGCTTCATGCTGGAAGAACTATTGCAATGGGACGGCAATATCGCCGAACTCTTCCAGGACAGCGAGGAAGGCAAGCGAAAGCTCAATGAGATCGGCGCGCTCGTCGTGCGCGAATACGAATTCGACAAGTCGTCGCGCAAGGACTGGGAAGCGAGCGCCAGAACCGCGCTAGAGACGGCGGGCCAGAAGAAGGGCGAGAAGAAGACCTATCCCTTCGACGGCGCGGCCGATGTGCGCTTTCCGCTGCTGACGACGGCGTCCATTCAATTCGCAGCCCGAGCCTATCCGAACATCGTCCGCGGCGATGAAGTGGTGGCGGTCAAGATCGCGGGTGAAGACGCCGACAGCGCCAAAGCGGAGCGCGCCGAACGCGTTGCGGCCTTCGCCAACGATCAGATTATCTATCAGTGCCCTGAGTGGGAGATTGGCACAGACCAGCTCCTGCATCAGCTTCCCATTACTGGCGCGGGCTTTCGCAAGGTGTATTGGGACGAGAGCCTGAAGCGCCCGCGCTTTGACTATGCGCCAGCGCTGAAGGTCATCTTGCCGATCGACGCGCCGTCCATCGAGATGAGCCCGCGTGTTTCGCACGAACTCGACGTGTACCCCTACGACTACGAGAAGAAGGTCGGGGCGGGGACTTGGCTCAAGTGCGATTTGCGGCGCGACACCGCCGACAGCCAAAAGCAGGTGCTGTTCATCGAACAGTGCCGCTATCTCGACATGGACGAGGACGGGCTTTCCGAGCCGTACCTCGTCACAGTGCATAAGGACTCCGGCGCGGTCGTGCGCATCGATCCGGCGTTTGGTCTCGATGATGTGAAGCGCTATCCGCCATCGGACGACGGGACGCCCGGCAAGATCTACTGCATCGAGCGCCTGCTGCCCTGGGTGGACTATTGCTTCCTGCCAGACCCTGAGGGCGGGGCCTATGGCATTGGCTTCGGGAAGCTCTTGGAGGCCATCTCCGACACGGTCAACACGTTGCTCAATCAGATGATTGACGCGGGTCACCTGGCCAACACCAATACCGGCTTCATCGGCGCCGGCTTTAAGACCCGCGGCGGCACGCTCACGCTCGAGCCCAACGCGTTCAAGATGCTGGAGGGCGTCGCCAATGTGCGCGAGGCCATTCACCGGCTGGAGTTTCCAGGGCCGAACGCGGTTGCGTTCAATCTGATCGATATGTTGCTTGGCGCCGCCAAGGACATCACCGCCATCAAGGACGTGCTCACGGGCGAGATGCCCGGCGGCCAGCACGTAGCCGAAGGCACGGTCATGGCCATGATCGAGCAGGGCCTTCAGGTCTTCACATCGATCTACAAGCGCATCTACCGCTCCATGCGGCGCGAGTTCGAGCTGCAGTGCCGGCTGAACGCGCGCTACCTCGATCCTGCCGACTATCAGAAGTTTTTGGATGCGCGGCCCAAGCCCGCTCCTCAGGCGCAGAATGCGCCGCCCCTCGATCCGCGCTTGCAAATCGGCGCCAATGGCGGCCCGCCGCTTACGCCCCAGGACATGGGCGCGGGCATGCCTATGGATGGCGCAGGCTTGCTGCCCGATGCGATGGCCGCTCCTGGCATGCCAATGCCGCAGCAAGCCGCGCCGGCAATGGGCGCGCCTCCTATGGCGCAGGGCGGTGCGGTCGTGCCGTTTCCCGTGCAACAGCAGATGGCCCCGCCGCCAGACCCGCGCGTGGATTTCAACCCCGACGACCTCGACATTCGCCCCGTGGCCGATCCGACCGCCATCACCGACATGCAGCGCATGGCCAAGGCGCAGTTCAAGTTGCAGTTCCTGAACGATCCAGCCGTCAACCGCGTGAAGGTGCTACAGAGCGTGTGGAAGGACGCGCGCATCGCCAACGTCGAAGAATACATCGTCGAACGCAATCCTGCTCTGGAACAACAAGCCCAGATCGACACGGCGCAGAAGATGGCGACGGTCAAACAAACTGAGGCCGACGCGAATCTCAAAGTCGCGCAAGCGGAAAAGCTGCGCGGCGAGATCGCCAACGCGCCGGAAGACCGTATGCTGCGCCAGCGTGAGCTGGATCAGCGCGACCGCGAAATGAACCAAAGGGACATCGAGCTTTCCCAGAAGCGCGACCAGGCCGCCGTCGATCAGTTCAAAGCGGATATGGACGACGCCGACCGCGAAGTGCGCTTCATCATGGAAGCCAGCCACAGGGACCGCGAACTCTCCATCGAGGACAGGAAGGTGGACGTGATGCGCGCGGCGCGCACGCAGCCACGTGACGGCGATGGCGACGGGGAGCGGGTGGAATGAACGCTCCACTACGCCAAGCGCTCCGCGTTATGCTGGAGGAAGCGGCGGAACGCCCGGTGATCCGCGGCTGGTCCCCCGAGCTGGCGCGTCACGTTCCGGCTGGCGAACGGTTCGTGCGCTATCTCTCCGAACGCAACAATGGCCCGATGGCGATGGGCATGGCCGGCCTCGATCCCCGCGCCGGCATGACGCTGCCGTTCGATATGGGGCTTGCTGCGCTTGGAGGAGGGGCGGGGATACTCGCGCTCAATAAGCTGGCGCTGGAGGATCGTGCGCCGCAAGGCCAGCGCGCGCAGGCGCGTGCGTTGCGCCAGCGCTTAGCCGAACTCCGCCGTCTTGAACGCGATCAAGACGCACGCGAGTGGGGCTGGATGACGGGCCTCGAGATGGCGAACGAGGACCTCTCGCGCGACGTTTCGCAGATGTATCAAGCGCCATATCAGGATGAGGCCGCGCTGACGGCATATCGGCCAGGTGCAGCGCGTTAACGCTTCGCGAAGCCTTGGCGCAAAGAATGAGCGCTTGACCTTGTGGATTGTGCAGAGCGCGGCGTGAGTCGGGCGCGCAAATCAGGTAGAATCAGACGCGTGACAGACCTAACCGAATCCAACCCAGACGACCGCTCCGATATCATTGCGTACGAGAAGCATGTTCGACGCCAAATCAAATGGCTCATAAGCCAGCGCACGCCTGAGAGTTTGGCCGAAGCGCTAGTCATGGCGAGCATGCGCGCAAAAGACGAACGCGGACTGTTGATGGGGTTCTGGATGACCCCAGAGGTAGCCTCGCAAATAGCCGCCACACTGGATTATGGCGGGATCAACAGCATTGATTTTACGCCGCTGGTTAGGTCTCATCGGCGCGCTAAATCCCTGGGAGTGCCGCAGGAAGAGATTGAGCGCGCTCTTGATACGCTTCTCGCCGATATACGGCGCGGTGTGCTTGCCGAAGACGAGCACGTTTCGTGGGCCGTCGTGACAGCGGCAGACGCTCCACAATGAAACTCGATCCCGAAGAATACGAGCAATGGGCCGAAGGCCCAGTCTCCAAGTGGTTCTTCGCGGCCATGCGCGCATACGCTGAAGACTGCAAAAACGAAGCGGTCGCACAGTTTTGGGATCGGGGAACGTTAAACGCGGAGGAGCTAGCCAAGCTGAGGGGGCAAGCCTTCAGCGCGCTCTATTTCGCAGGGGCTAAGTTCGAGGAAGTCGAGAAGTATCACGAGGAACGGAAATGACGACACTGCAACTCCTTGTCGTCGGTCTTCGCGAAGCGTCGCGCCAATGGTGGCGCATCTACCATCGACCGATGCTCACTGATTTTGGAGTGCTTAGACGATGACGACGCTGCGACGCTACAAGCCATTTCCGAATGTCGAGGACTTGGATCCTGGCATTGAGCCCGGCTGGGATTTCGACGTGCTTTGTTTGCCGGCCGAACCAGAAGACCGCGTCGGCAACATCTTCCTCGCAGACGAAACCAAGGACGATGAGCGCGCGGCCGTGACGGAGTGGATGATCGTCGGCATCTCGCCAACAGCTTTCACATCGCAAGAATGGGCGGCGACGGATTTGCCGTGCCCGTTCAAGCCTGGCGATGTGGTCATCACCAAACGGTATCCTCCGGGGACGGAAGTCACTGGCCACGATGGGCGGACCTATCGACTCCTGAAGGACAAGGAAATTCTAGCCAAGCGCATTCCGGGCAAGAGCGCGAGCGTGAAGGTGGCGGCGTGAATGACCTGCCAATCGAAACTGAAATGGCGGGTTGGCGACGCCATGGCGCTGCGTGGTGGGCAAGCGGCGCGCGCGCTAAGCATATCATGGTGGTCAACATGACGGATGACTTTTCCAACGCGCCAGAATCCATCGCGGAGATACGCGCCGACCGCGCCGTCAACGGCGCGCTTTGGACGCCGCGCGATGCGCTCATCTCTCTACTTCGCGATATCGACCGCGGAGAAATCAAACCCGACGCACTTGTCATCTGCATTCGGGAGCAGGGGAGCGAGCCGGGCAAGGTGAGCACGTATTTTCGCGCCGCGTGCCCAGACCCGCATGTGGCCTATGGCCTGCTGCTGAGCGCGGCGTTCAAGATCAACGAATGACCATCCGCACTCTCGCCTCCGCAGCCAAGGACGTGCGCGCTCTCAATGGGCGCGTGACGTATCTGCAGAGCGAGTTGAACGCAGCACGCGCTACGGTTACGACGCTGGAAGGCGAACTGCTTCGTGCGGAAGAGGCGCTCGATCTCGCGCAAGCGACGCTGAACAGGATAGCGGCGCACGGGGAGGAAAGTGCGGCGTGATGGACGCGATCCCGCTTTGCAAGGAGCACATCCCGCACGCGCACGAAGTCGGCGGCGAAGTCTATGTCTCGTGCTGCATAATGCGGGCTGGCGCTGGACGGCAAGACGATGCCCGCGCGGTTTCACGGCAAGAGCGTGGCGGCCCTGATCGAAGAGCAGAAGCGGCGCTCCAACCCCGCCGAGTAGGCCTGTTCCCGTAACATTCCGGCCATGGCAGGTCTGCGGCAAGCCCTGAGAATCCTCATAGAAGCGTCGGGTCCGCAGGCGGGCGAACTCCACGCGCTTCGCATGTTTGCAGGGCCGATGGCGAAGACCGCCGATCACGCCGCGCTGTCTCGCGCACAACAGATGGCGAGTACAGGCGCCTCTCGTGGCGACATCTGGCGCGACACGGGCTGGTTCCAAGGAGTCGATGGCAAATGGCGCTTTGAGATCGATGATAGCGGGGCGCGGCTCACTGGCGAGCGCTACGGCAGCTTCAATGATGTGTTGGATCATCCCGAGTTGTTTGAGGCCTACCCGGCGTTGCGTGACGTAGCAGCGGCCAACGAGGGAGCCTTTCGCTCGAGCGGTTCGTTTCAAGCCGAGCACCAGAGGCCGACGGGTTGGGGCGGTGTCGGCGGAATGCGCACAGAGCGCGCACACATTGACATTCTTGGCCCAAACGAGGGGAGTCGTCGCAGTACTGCTCTACATGAGGGGCAACATGGCCTTCAGCGTACAGAAGGCTTTGCCTTAGGCGGGATGCCGCGCATGTCTGACGCGTCGCCTGATTTGCTGGCGCGTATAGCGGAACTAGAAACCACTCTACGGCAGTTGAATGAAGTGCATTGGGCATTGCGGGACCCCAATCGCATCCGCGAGGTGTCAAAGGAATTGCGGGCACTGCAACGTTCTGCGCGGGCAGAAGGGCACGCGGTGTACGAGAAGCTTGCGGGCGAAGTTGAGGCGCGGAACGTTCAGTCGCGTCGCAACTTCACTCCAACGCAGCGCAGACGCAGGCCTCCATGGACCACTCAAGACACTCCAGACGAGCAGCAGATCGTCCGCTTTGACGGGGATCGCGCTGCACTGCGCGAAGCCTTGGCCAACACGCTGCGCGCGACCGCAGGATTAGGTGGGCTTGCGCTGGCCGGCGACATCACTTTGCGCGAGGCGGTGCGCCAGCGCGCGCGTCAACCCCGCGCACATAGCCTGACCGCTTAGTATTGCTCTTCGGCGCCACGGACGCTGGCGTTTTTGGAGAAGAGCAATCGCATGACGTTGCAAGACGCAGCGGCTCAAACACCGGCGGAAGCAGGTGATGACTGGGTGTTGGCAAACGATCCCAACGCCGTCCCGCAAGACGACCCGAACGCAGACGCGCTCGATCCCAACCTAGAACCACCCCAGCCGCAAACACCGCCTGAGCCTAGCGAAGTCGAGCGCATCGCGATCGAACTAGGCTGGACGCCTCAGGACAAGTGGCGCGGCGATCCCTCGAAATGGACGCCCGCGGCGGACTTTCTCCGCGGCACCAAAACCGTGCTGGAACGCACGAAACACGAAGCCAAGCGCTATCGGAGCGAGTTTCAAACGCTGGCTCAGCGCATGGCCCAGCTCGAGAAAGGTCAGACCTCCATCCAGCAGATGCGGGCCGAGGAGCTGAACGAGCAGTACGAGCAGGCCAAGTTCAACGCGGCCAAGGAAGGCAATCAGGAACTCTACGCCAAGCTCGTGAAAGAGCAGGCCGAGACCCTTGCCAAGGTGCGGCCGGCGCCGCAACAGCAGCAGACGCCGCAAGAGGTTGACGTGTACGCTGAAGCAGAGGCGATGCTTCAGGACCCGGCGGTCGTTCGGCTTATCAATGAAAACCCGATCATCCTGGAAAGTGATGATGCGTGGAATTACGCACAAACGGTTGCGAAAGAGGCGCGTGATCGCGGCGCGACGCACGTTCAGGCGCTTAAAGCCGTGAGTGACGCGCTCCAATGGGCGTTTCCGCAAGCGTACGCCTCTCCTCAGACCCCGCAAAACGGCAATGGAGCGGGCCAGCACCACGCGCAAAACCAGCGGCGCGCGCAGAACGGACAATTCGTTCCGCAGAACCAGCAGCCGCAGCGCCGTCCGGCGCCGCCGATCGCCGGCGCGCAACGCACATCGGCCAATGGCGCGCCAGCGACGGCGGTCGATCGCCTGCCAGCCGACGCCAAGGCGTTTCTCGACGCCAAGATGAAGAGCGGCGAAGTCAAGGACGGCGATCGCTGGGCGCGCGTCTATCTCGGTGAAAAAGTACCAGTCGTAGGAGCGGCTTAATGTCGGACACAGCAGAACCGCGCGCCCCGAGCCGGTCGCGTCCCTCGCGCGCGCAAGTCGATGCGCAGGCGCGTCAGCGCCGCCGTCGCTTCGGCGAGAACGATGAAGGCGTCGATTACAATCTCTGGGTCGATGAAGCCCGACTCGACCGCGAGAACTTCGCCTATCGCTGGGTGAACGATGCACGCGGCCGGATTAAGAAGCTGGAGGCCCAGGACTGGGACCCGGTTTCGGAAGAAGAAGCGGGCTGCCCGACCGACCGGCACGGGGACATTGCTCCTGGCAAGGGCGAGGATTTGCGCGTGCGCCTCATGCGCAAGCCGCTCGACTGGTTTCATGAAGATCACGCGCGCAAGCAAAAGCGCATCGACAACATGATGACGGCCGCCGCCAACGGCACGCCGCTTCAAGCCCATGGCGCTCCGATGACGGACAACCATGGCAACGTGACCCCCGGCGAAGACGGAGCAGGGGGCCTTGATCCCCGCTACGCCTACAAGCCGAAGGCCGCGAACGAAGGCTTGTCCCGGTAACGGAAGTTTAACCGGACGGGTTAATACGATGGGCGAGCATCGCAAGATGTAGCCCTTACGTCGGCGGAAGACGACGAAGCTAAACGGAGAGGCGGACAGCCGCTCCGTCAGGGTCAGAGAGAGCAGGCCGCGCGCTTTGCGCGCAACACCGCCGCTCACAGCCCTCCCAATCGAAACCAACGGGAGCGCGCATTGGCGCGCTGAGCTTCGGAGTTTTCACCATGGCTAATCCCACCACGGGGTTTGGCTTCGTTCCGGTGGACAATCTCGGCGCAGGCGGTGCGTTCACTGGCCGCGTGCGCGAGTATTATGTCGGCACCGGCGACAGCACGGCCCTTTTCGTCGGCGATCCTGTCATCATCGCCGGCGACTTCCACACTGACGGAACGCCCATCGTCACCCGCGCCACGGTCGGCACGGGCGTCACGACCGATTATATCACGGGCGCGGTCGTCGGCTTCCGCTTCATCAACGAAGCGATGCCGGCCAACAAGCACCGCGCGGCATCAACCGCCGCCTACGTGCTTGTCGCCGACGATCCCAACACGCTGTTCAAGGTGCGCGGCGACGGCGCCTACGCCACGACCGATCACGGCTCCACCTGCCAGATCGTGTCCGGCACGGGCAGCACGTACACGGGCGAGTCCGGCTTCATGCTCGACTCTTCCGAGATCGCGCAGACGGCTACGGACCAGCTCATCATCGAGGACGTGTACCGCGCGCCCGACAACGAACTGTCGGGCTCCAACGTCATCTACCTCGTTCGCTTCAACATGCACACCGGGCGCCTTGGCTCGGCTGGCGTCGATTAAGGGGGCTCGGCAATGGCTGTCGAAACTCGCAGCTCACACCCGAGCCTTCTGTGGCCCGGCGTTTATGACACTTTCGGTGAAGCCTACAAGGACAAGCCGGAATATTTCCGCCAGATCTTCTCGGATCACAAGTCCGACAAGCATCTCGAGATCACGACCGAACACAGCTTCTATGGCCTCGCGCCGGAGAAGTCGGAAGGCTCGTCGATCCAGTACGATGAAAGCCGCGAAGGCTTCAAATCGACGTTCCAGCACGTCACCTACGGGCTTGGCTACATCGTCACGCGCGAGGAACTGGAAGACAATCTCTATGAGAAAGTCTCCAGCGCCCGCGCTTCGGAACTCGCCCGCTCCATGCGCGCGACCAAGGAGACGGTGCACGCGAACATCCTCAACCGCGCCTTCAACTCGTCCTATCTGGGCGGTGACGGCGTGGTGATGTGCTCGACCGCGCACCCGACCCGTTCGGGCAACCAGTCGAACCGCCTCGCGACCGACGCCGACCTCTCGGAAGCGTCGATCGAAGACGCGGTGAAGATTGCCGTCAACATGAAGAACAACCGCGGTATCCGCATTCAAGTGATGCCGCGCAAGCTGGTTGTTCCGGTAAACGAGATGTTCAACGCCGCGCGCTACGTGAACTCCACGCTGCGCTCCGGCACTGGCAACAACGACATCAACGCCATCAACTCGCTCGATGTCCTGCCCGAAGGCATCATGGTCTATCCGTACCTCACGGACGACGACGCCTGGTTCATCCTCACCGACCTGAAGAACGGCCTGAAGAGCTTCGACCGCCGACCGGTCGATTTCGACAAGGACGAAGATTTCGGCACCGAGAACGCGCGCGCGAAGTCCACTATGCGCTTCAAGCCTGGCTGGGACGACTTCCGTTGCATCATCGGCACGCAGGGTGCCGGGTAAGCAAAGCGGGTGAGCGGGGAGGGCGCAGGTCTTCCCCGCAAGCCTCTTGGAGACAAGAGCAATGGCAGAGATCACTCGCTTTCCCGGCGGTGTCGTCGATCAAGAAGCGGCGACATTCGGCGCGGTTTATCCGCAGCTCGATCCGGCGAAGTATGTTCGCTACTTCAATGACTTTCATGTCTACACGGCAGGGGACTGGACCGTCACCGAGACGCAAGGCGGCGCCACCCAGGCGATCGTCGCCGGCCATGGCGGCATCCTGAAGCTTGGCAACAGTGCCGCCGACAACGATCTGAACGCGCTCCAACTCACGCAGGAGACGTTCAAGTTTGCATCTGGCCGCAAGGCCTGGATGCGCGCACGCTTCAAGGTGAGCGATGCGACGCAGTCTGACCTGATGATCGGGCTTGCGATCACCGATACGTCGCCTCTGGAAAGCCTCGTCTCCGATGGCGTCTACTTCTACAAGGCGGACGGCGCCGCCACGCTGTCGCTTGAAGTACGCAAGGATACGGCGGCTTCCTCGGCCAACATCGCTACGATGGTCGATGACACCTACCTGAAAGCCGAAATGTACTATGACGGTGCAAGCACATGGCGCGTCTGGCTGAATGGCGCTGAGGTATCGTCCGTCACGTCAGCAACCAATATGCCTGACGACGAGGAATTAGCCGTGACCATCGCCGTGCAGAACGGCGCCGGCGCGGCCAAAGATCTTCACGTCGATTTCGTCGAAATTCTTATGGAACGCTAAGGGGGCAGACCATGGCGGGCGCCTGGGCCGCGTGCGATCGCTGCGACTTCCGCGTCCGCCATGCAGAGTGCAGAACGGAATGGAGCGGCGCGTTCGTGTGCCCCAAGTGCTACGATCCGCGACCAGCTTGGCTCGACCCGCCCGTCATTGATCCGCTTGAGGGCGCGCCGCTGCCGAACGCGCGGCTGCAGAGAACGCCGATCTATCTCGACGACGACAACCCCGTAACGGCTGACGATCTCTGATGGCTCTTTCGGGCACGATCACCTTTGCCAGAACGGCGCAGCAAATCTGCGACGCTGCGCTGCGCAAGATCGGCGTGCTTGGAGAAGGGGAGACTTCCTCCGGCAATCAGTACACCGATGCCGAAGAAGCCCTGAACCTCATGCTCCGCACCTGGAGCATGGAAGGGCCGAACCTTTGGACCGACGCGGAGCAGACCGTGCCGCTGGTGTCAGGGCTTGCCACCTACACGCTCAGCCCCAGACCGCGGCAAGTCTACACCGTGCGCTGGTGCAACGCCGTAGTGACGAACCGTGCGCTCTATGCGCGCGACTGGACGCAGAGCGCGTGGACAAAGTCCAATATGACGACGGCGCTTAGTCAAACCGGGGTCGATAACGTCGCATCAAGCGCTACGCTACTGACGGCTTCGGCCGGAAACGCAACCGCACTGCAAAGCGTGACGCGGGCCGAAGCGGACTGGGACTTCGGCGTCTATATGAAACGCGTCACCGGCACGGGCGCGATCTCTGTTACGCTGAACGGCGGCACGGCCTGGACGGCGGTCACGGACGACATCAATTCCGACACTTGGACGCAAGTCGGCCTCTCTCTCGACGATGTGACCAACCCGCAGTTCGGCGTGCGCATTACCACGTCAGGCGATGCGGTGGCGGTCGATTATGCGCTGGCTTCGCTCGACGGCATTTCGCCCACAGCGTTCGAGCCGATCCTCACCACAACCGCCAATGTGTCGCGCTACGATGAAGGCCGTCCACTCGGCGAGTGGGGCAGGCAGGACTACGAGAATGCGCCGATCAAGGACTCGACGGGCGATCCCACCATCTACGTGATCGATCGTCTGCGCTCGTCCACGACGATTACGCTCTGGCCCATCCCACAGTTTTCCTCCGGCGTGCAGGCGCTGCGCATCGGTTATGAGCGCGTTTGGGAAGATGTGACCGCGCCGGGGCAAGACATCGACGTGCCCCAGGAATGGTACGAGACGGTGATCTTCGGCTTGGCTGCCCGCTTAGCCGACGACTACCAGTTGAACGGGCCGCATGTTGAACGCGTCAGGCAGCGCGCGGTGCAGCTCTATCAGCTCGCGATGACAAACGACCGGCGCGGCGACGTGCGCGTGCGCATCGGGCGGGCGCGGTGATGCCCGCATGGGCGCCGTTGCCCGCGATAATAGCGCGAAGATTTAAGGAGCTGGCATGCCCGCAATTCCCATGAGCGCGCTGAGACGGGCGCTGGCGGAAATGGCCGCTGGCGCGGGGCGCGGCGTGAGTGACGCTTGGGGCGGCGGTCACATTGGCCGCGGCTATGCGGGTGGCACTTTGCTAGGCAGTGTTGGTGGTGGCGTCGCTGGCGGAGTAGCAGACGCTCCGGATGGGCAAACCTATGTCGGGCCTGGCGTGATCGGCGGCATGCTAGGAGGCATGGCGCTTGGCGCCGCTGGCGGCGGGGTGGTGAAGCTGGCGCGCATGGCCCAGCGCGGCGTAGGCGAGGGCGCGCACGGCTTCCGCTATGGGCTTCGTCAGGCGCTAGCCGAGCGCATGGCCTCGCGCGGCATCGGCCTGGCTGACGACGCAGCGCGCTTTGAGGAAGGCTTTGCTGGGCGTCGCGATGTGCCGTTGATTGAAGAGATGCGCGAAGCGGGCGCGCGGCCGTTCTCACGCGCGCCAAGCGCATACGATGAAATGGCCGAGCTCGCGGCTGCAAACAAAATCCTGCGCCGCTTGCAAAACGAGCGCCGTAACGCCACCGATCCTGAAGAGATTGCCGATCTCGACGAGCAGATCGCCGAACTCACGCGCTTGCTGGGGGGCCAATGACCGCCGCGCGCAAACTCGACACCGATCTCGCAGAACTGGGCCGCCGCTTTCACGCGATGAGCCCGTGGCGTCACACGCCATACGACGCTGACGCTGTGTCGGCGTTTCTCGTGGAACTCGCTAACAATCCTGACGGCTATCTCGTCTGCACCGAGCACGGCTTGATCGGCGGCGTGCTTAGCCCGCTCTGGTTTGCTCCCTCCGTCACTGTCGCGGTCGAACTCTTCTGGTACTCCGAGAGCAAAGGCGAGGGGCAGAAGCTGCGCGATGGCTTCGAGGCGTGGGCCAAGGAGCGTGGCGCGGGCTACACGCAATTCTCCATTCTCTCCGACAAGCACGAAGAGGACATGCGTCGTGCGATGATGCGGCAGGGCTACGATGCCATCGAAGTTGGCTTGAGGAAGGCGCTCTAATGGCGATCGGAACGGGGCTTGCCATTCTGGGGGCGGCTGGCATTGGCGCAGCGGCGTCCATGTCGGCGGCTAAGTCGCAATCGAAGGCCGCGCGCGAGGCGTCGGCTGCGGCGCGCGATGCGGCCAATCAGGAAATTCAGCTCCAGCGGGAAGCGCGCGACGAAGCGCGCAAGATTTTCACGCCATACAGCCAGGAAGGCTCGGCGGCGCGGCGCATGTACAATGCGGCTATGGGAATTGCGCCGGCGGCTGGCACGAGCGCGGGCGCTGGCGTCGCCGGCGCCGATACGCTGGGGGCTGCGCGCGCGGCATACGATGCAGGATTTGACGCTTCCCCATACTGGCGCGATGCCCAGTACGGGGCGGGCGAAGCCATGAACGCGCTCATGTCCACAAACGCTGCGCTGGGAAGGGGCGGCAGCGTCAATTCCGGCAAGGCGCTTCGGGCCACGCAAGACATTCAGACCGGCTATCGCGGCCAGGCCACGCAGAACTATCTGGCGTCGCTCGCTGGCATCTCGGACACGGGGCTGGTCGCGGATTCCGGCATCGCATCAGGCGGGCAGAACTACGCCAATATGAGCGGCAACGCGCTTCGCCAAGCGGCGGCCTTGCAGGGTCAGTATGGCCTCGCGGGCGCTGCGGCGATGGGCCAAGGCTACGCCAACGCGGCGGGATTCTTGGGCTACGGGCTCGGCAATTATCGCCCTGGCGGCCAGAGCTATTTCTCCTACACGCCGCCGGCCCTAAGTCCGAACCTGCCTACAGGCGGCGCGCCGCTCTCGCCACTCGTCACCATTCCGCGCTTTACGCTGGGGGGCTGATGGCGGAGATTTTTCGCTCCTTCGCGGAAGGGTTGTCTACCGGCGCCGCTCAGCGCGATGATCGCGATCGCCGAAGCGCGCTCGATGAAGCGCGCCGCCTCTACGGCGCCGACAATTACGAGGGCGCCGAACAGGCGGCGCTTGCCTATAGCCCCGAACTTGCCGGCACGTTCAGCGCGCTGTCGGAGGCGCGCCGCAACCGCAACACGCGGGGCGCCGTCTCGGAGGCGATGCAGGGGCTTGATCCCAACGCCGCGCCGGACGCGCGTTTGCAAGCAGGCGCCACGGCAGCGCTTGAGGCGGGCGACACAGATCAATGGCTAGCGTTCCAGCAGGCGGCCACGCAGATGAGCGCCCAAGAGCGACAAGTCGCGGGAGAGCGCGCGCAGTTTATCGGCTCGGCTGCGGCCAGCCTGTTGAGCGTTCCCGTCGAGCAGCGCGCCGAGCAGGCTCGCGCGCTTCTGGCCGCTTCGCCTTATGCGAACGATGCGCAGATACTGCAAATGATCGACGACGCGCCTGAGCTCACCGACGAGGCGCTGAACGCGGCTGCGCGCAGCACTATGACCGCGGCGGAGATTTTGGGCTTCGATCGCCAGCAAGAGCAATTCGACCAACAGATTGCCCTTCAGCGCGCCAATGCCTTCGGTCCTCGCTTGAATGCGCCGCAAGTTCGCGCCTTCGGCAACGATTATGAGCGCGGCCTGCGACAAATCACCGACACGCTCGGCCCCCAAATTATGAACGCCATGCCGTGGGCCACGCGCGTGGCGCAAGGCGGGCTCGTGCCTGAGGGCGTGTCGCGGGATTCTGCTCTCATCAACGACCAGGGCATGCTCCGCGCGGTGGCCCGCTTGCAAACCGGCGTCGGCGTGCTGACCGAAGGCGAAGTCCGCGACACGATCGGCAACGATGTCTTCAGCCAGATGCAGCGTCTGGGCGCCGACTTCCGGCTGACCACACCGCTCACGGAATCGAAGCGACAGGCGTTGGCCGCGCTCGTACAAACGGGCGTGACGAGGGCGTCAAATCAGGCCTGGAATTATCGCCAGAGTGCGCTTGATGAGTACCGCTCGCTCAGCGGCGGCCAAGACCCTGTCGGCTGGCAATTGCCGTCCATCGCGCATCCGGAGGACTTCGCCGCGCTCAACGCCGCAGAAGGCATGGCAGGCACGAATGGCGCGCCGGCTCTGACGCCGAACGCTATCCGCATTGCACCATCCGGCCGGCGCTATCAGTACATGGGGCCAGGCAACTGGTTGCCTGTCGCAGAGGGTGATGTGGAAGGCTATCAGGCTGGGCGTGAACAGCGCATTGCGCGCGGCGGATCGCCCACCGCGCCGAGCGCCTCGCAATCTGGCGGCTGGCGTCCTGGCCAGCCTGTGCCGCAAGCGGCGATCGAACGCGTGCGCTCCAATCCGGCGCTGCTGAATGAGTTCAAGCGCACGTTCAATCTATCTGATGAAGAGGCACGCCGTCTCACGGGCTTGGGTCAGAACGCGCGGCCGGATGGCCCGATGAGAAGGGGCTGATGTGGGCGCGTTCGACGACCTCATTGCCCCGGCGCCCCAGCGCGGCGGAGCGTTTGACGACCTGATTGCAGGCGGGACGCCGCAGTCGTTCAGCTCAAGCGAACCATCGCGCTTGCAAGCCTTCGGCTATAGCGCTGCGGATGCCGCAAGTCTCGGTTTCGGCGATGAAGGCGCTGGCGTACTCGCTGGCGTGGGCGCCGTGCTCGGCGGGCGCGATTTTGCGTTGGCGTACCGCACAAGAGTCGATGCGGCGCGCCAGCGGCTCGAGGAGGCGCGTGCGCGGCATCCGATTAGTTCGGCTGCGGGAGCGCTCACGGGGGCAGGCGCAACCTTCCTGGTGCCTGGCGGGGCGGCGGCAACTGGCGCACGGCTTGGCCTCGGCGGCGTGGCCGCTGCGGGGCGCGCAGCGCAAGGCTTGGTGACAGGCGAGCGTCTACTGCCATATGGAAGCGCGCTCTTACGAGAGGCGGCGGGCCGAGGCGGGCGCGCGCTAGGTGCGCAGTCGCTGCTTGGCGCGGGTACTGGCGCAGCTTTCGGCGCTGCTTACGGCGCTGGTTCGGCGAATGAGAATGACAGGCTCCAGGGCGCCCTCTCTGGCGGTGCGTACGGCGCTGCGCTTGGCGCGGTGGGGCCAGCCGCGTTCCAATTACTTGGAAACGCGGGTCGTATCGCGTATCAAAATCCTGTGCTGCGCACAGCCACAGGTGCGGCGGCGGGCGGCGGCGTTGGTTATTTCACTGGAGAGCCAGGAGATCGCGAACAGAACGCGCTCCGTGGCGCAGCATTTGGCGCAGGCGTGGGCGCGTTTTCCCGTCCGGCGCTCACCGCCGCGCGTCAAGCCTTCGCCAATCCGCTCGGCTACGCCAACCAAACCAGCATGGCGGGCGTCGTGCCACCCCCCCTTGGCGGCAGCGGCGGATCTGCTAAGCCCAATGTGCCGAAAGGCGTCGTGAGCGCGGTGGACCGCTTGCTTGGGCGTCAGCGCTCCGATGTTGAAAGCCTCGCAAGAAGCATTGAGACAGCGCGCGCCGAGCCGATGGGGCGCACGCTTGCCGACCTCGGCGGCGAACAATTCCTGAGCAAGGTTGACGCGCTCGCGCAACTGCCGGGACAAACCGGTCCGCGCGCCGCCGCGCTTGCTGAAGCACGCGTGCGCGACCTGCCTGGCCAGATTACCGGCGAACTGCAGTCCAGGCTTGGCGTCAGCCAGTCTCCGACACAAGCGCTCAACTCCTTGGCGGACGAGTATCGCCTCGTCTCGCGCGAACTCTATGAGCCGCTTCTACGCCAACCTGTGGCGCCACAAGCATTGGCGCGCGTTGAACCGATCCTCCAACGCTTGCCGGAAAGCGTTTTGAACCGCGCCAACCGCGTCATGGACGATCTTGCCCGCATCGATGGGATCGAGGTATCCGCCATGAGCGGCGCGCAACGTCTGCACTATCTCAAGATGGCGCTCGACGATGCGATCCAGGGCATGGAGCGCGTCGAGGGCCTTGGCGCGGCTCAGCGCGCAGGTTTGCGCCGTCTTAAGGGCGAGTTCCTGGAAGCCGTCGAGGGCGATCCGGCGCGCGGCATAGAGCCGATCATTCCCGGCTATCGCGAAGCACGCATGCGCTGGGGCGGCTTGAAGGACGCCGAGGAAGCGATCGATCTGGGCCGCAAGGCGCTGAGCCAGCGCCCGGAAGAAGTGCGCGAGATCATGGCGCGCATGACGCCATTTGAGCGCCAGCATTTCCAGATCGCCGCGGCCGACGAAATGATCCGCAAGGTGATGCGTGCTTCAGGCGAGGTGGGCCATCGTAATGCCGCCAACCCGCTCAACAGCACCGAACTACAGAACGTCGTGCGCGAAATCTTCGATGATGCCGGCGAGGCGGAAGCCTTCCTGCGTATGCTAAACGAGCGCAACCAGCTCGCCCGCAACGCTACGTCCTGGATCGGCAACTCCGCCACAGCGCGCCGCGCAGCGCAGGCGGGCGATCAATTTCTAGCTGCGATGGCTGATGCAGGCTTGACGGGAGCGTCGGGCAACCCTGGGGCGGCCGTAAGTCAAGCTGGCCGCAGCGCGCTCAACGCTCTCCGGGGCCGCTTCTTCGAGCAACAGAACGACGAACTAGGCAACGCACTGTTGCGCGTCGTGGACGAGGGCACCACGGAAGACCGCGCGTTTATTCGCGAACTCATGCGCGAGCTGCGCAAACGCGAGCGGGCGCGGGCGTCACGTGCGGAATCTGCGGGGCGTGATGCAGCTCTGAATGTCGTCGGCGTCGATACTGCGCGGGACGCCTATCAGCCATATTAGGCCAAGTGCCTTCCTTTGAGCCGCTTGTCTTAAAACGCCTCACGGACTATTCAGAAAGCACGGCTTCCTAAAGGAGCGGTGACATGCTTAGGCGCGGCCCCCTGTCTATCATCGCAGCATCGCTGATTTGCATCGCGAGTTTGATGCTGTTCGCCGTTAGTGTGTTCGCTCAGACTCCTGAGGACCATTGGCGCGTCGGAGAAGCGGATAGGTATGTCTCTTATATCGACACGCAAAGGATCGAGACATCTGGTTTGCATAGACGCGCCTGGCTCTGGATCTTCAATGCGCCTTCGCCTCAATCTCCGCACATCTACATGAATTCCAGGGTGCTCGTCGAGTTTGATTGTCCTGATCGCCGTCGACGATTCCTCCAGGGAACGCGGTATTCAGGCACAGATGTAGTCGATGAGATTTGGCGCGCCAGCGAATGGCAATACGCTGTGCCAGACAGTGTTGGCGAGCGGGAGATGCGCTTTGTTTGCTCAAATGCAGCGGAACGTGGCGGTCTGGGGGCAAGAGTCTTTAGCCCGCTATCGGATGCCATGCTGATCTTCTCGTCTAGCCCTTAAGGCTTGATCGCAAATCCCAGCCTCGCCCGGTATGTGCCGGCCGAGGCGCGTAGTCTTGGCGCTCTCGAAAGCCATCACGGCGGCGTGCCATGCGTAACGTCAATCTGAAAGCCAGTAACCTCAACAGATTTTGTTGCTGCGTCAGTGATCGTGCACTTGAACGTTGCTTGGCGAACAACGTCAGTGCCATCGGACTGCCAGCCTGTCGTCTGGCTCGTGTTGTTGAGCGCCGTAATCTGAGTGGCGCCGGCTGTGCGCGCCCACGCGTAAGTGTAGGGCGCCACGCCGCCAAGCACTGTCACACTGCTTGTGCCTGATAGCGTCTGCGTGCCGTTGGCGACGCTCTCCCCAACAGCGCCGCCGCTTCCGACAGAAGCAGTTAGTGGTCGTCTCAATGCCGCCGCCGCTCCGGCCGCGCTCACGTGTATACCCCCGAAATCCCCCATGTCGTGCTGGCGACTTTTTCGACCAAGACCGAGGACGACGCGCCCACTGTACGGGATCCGGTGCCAGCCGTGCCATCAAGTCGTTGCAGCGTGTCGGTCGTTATGGCGACTGTGACGTTAGCAGCGCCCGCGCCATTGATGATCCGGAACCAAAAACCCACCGGCAGAGCGAGGTTTGCGTTGGAATTGATCGTCAGCGTGCGTGCGTTGGCGTCTGTGTGATAGAACGTCTTGCCCCAATCCGCTTGCACGATGGTGTGGTTGCCGCTGTCGAGTTCGGTCTTCTGGGGAAAGCCGCGGAAGCCAAACGCGCGGGCGTTAGCCGGCGTTGTCACATCGGCGCCCACGACGCCGCCAGCTCCTGTGGCCTCCGCAACAGCGGTCGAGTTCGCATAGAGCGTCGGAGTGTTGGCGGATGGCAGCCGCCAGCCGTTGGTGACGGCAATGTCGAAGAGCTGTGCCAGCGTCTGGCGTTTCCAGCGCTTGCTGTCGGCCGACAGAATGATCGTCGTGCCGTTGTCCGCCGAAGAGGTGTCCGTGGAATCGTAGCGGAACAAACCCCCGCCATCGCCGGCGCTAGTGTTGGAGATGACGGCTATAAGGGCTGGCGGCGTGGCGCCGAACGTTGTCGCTTGGAGCGTCGCGATCGAAGTCACGATGCCGACCGTATCGGAGGCCACGGACGCGGTTTGCACTGGATTGTCGGTGCGCCAGGTCGATCCGTCCGAAAGTTTGATGATCCGTTTGTAGGAGAGCGATGGATCCAGGAAGTGCTTGGGAAAGATACCCTTGGCGTCGGTGGCGTTCCCGCCGTTGAGCACCGCCCCTAGCGACGTTGTGAGGGCAGCGTCCGAATAGACGTTCTGCGCCACATCGGAGAGGTTGTAGTACTCGCATGTGGCGCCCACGCGGACGCCGGACGAGTCGATGACCTGGAGAAACTGTGGGCCGGCCGGTGTCGCCATGCCCGGATTTTAGGCGAGCGGGCCCGTTGGCGGGGTTAGGAGATGATGACCCGATCCTGAACGCGCCGCCAGTTTGCCGACCCATCCCAGAAAACCAACGTCGCTCCTCCGGTCTCGTTCGAGCAGAGCGCGATGGCTGGGCCGTCCGGGGTGATGGCGTTGAGTTCGGCAACGGTCTTGGACTTGATCGGCAGGTAATCGGCCGTCTCGCCGCCGGTACGATCGATCAAGTCGTTGAGCCGCTCGAGCGCGTCGCGCGCCAAACTCAGCAACCTGCTGACGAATGGCTTTGACGGATCGAAATAAACAACCGCGCGCGTGGTGATGATGCTCATGCGGACATGCGCTGCGCGAGCGCCTCCCTCAGCGAGAGGGCGCCGGCAGGGAGCCCTATTGCGAGCGCCGCAAGGCCACCGCTGCCGTTAAGACCGTTGGGAGCGGGCGGATTTTTGTCGAAGTAAAGCGATGCGTCGTAGGCGTCGATGCTCTCGGCGCCGCGCGCTTGGGCGGCGGCGAGCCGGTGATGCCCATCAATGATGTCATAGCCGCCGCGCTTGTTCCGGCGCACGATGATCGGGTCGTGATCTGGGTTCGCGACATACTCGTCCACCCAGAGCTGTTCGGGCGCCGTGTGATCCGTTCGCCGGATTTGGCCGAGCGGGACTGAACGCCTCGGCATCGGTTGCGTCGCAAGGCCAGTTTCGTCGAGGCGGCTGAGATTGACTCGCGCCCGGCGCAGGGCGCCGATGACAAGACTGGCCGGCCCGCCGCCCGGCCCAAACCCGCCCTCATCCGCCAAGTCTTGCAGGCTCGGTCCGAACTGTCCCCCGCCTCCCGCTCCTCCGTCAGGCAATGCGGGAGGGCGTGGTTCAGTGGCGACGCGGAAGCGTCCAAACGGCAACGGCTCGACAGTGTAGCCGCGCCGCTCCAGGGCCGCGTAAATGTTGCGCGCGTCCCCTGAGAGTCCCGTTCCGCTTTCCACCCAGGGCACGCCGTTCGCACGAGCGTCGGCAAGCATTTGCTCGTAAGCGCGGATGCCCAAGCCCTTACCACGCATCTCCTCTGGCAAGTATGATCCCATGACGTGCCAGCTATTCGGGTCCACCGGCTCCGGCCCAGGCCGTCTCTGGTAAGAAAGCGGCGCTACGCCATCCACACGCGAATGAACGGTATCGCCGCGCTCGAAAAGCCCGGTCCCGAACTGTCCCCCGCCCGCATCTCCCGCGTCGAGCCGTTCTGGACGCCCTGTGAACTGATCCAGGTCCACCGTTTCTATGTCGCGTTGTCCGCGAAGGCGCGCAGCTTCCACACGATGGCGTCCGTCCACGAGCGCGCCGGCGCGCGTAAGAACGGGCGGGATCGGCGTCTCCCGCGCGGCGAACTCAGCGGCCAGTTCAGGCTGCTCCAAAAACTGCGGATTGCGTGAGAGGATGTCGTCGATGGCTTGGCGGCCGACTTGCACGGGGCCGTCTTCGTAACCGCGCGGACCCCAGCGGCTGAGGTCGATGCGAACAGGCTCCGGCAGTTCGTCGAACGAAACGGAGCGCGGGCCAAAATCCGGAAACTCCCCGCTGACGCGCTCCGCAAGCGCCTGGCGCAATGACGGCGCGCGCTCGGGGCCGCGCGTAGCCCCGCCCATCAGCGCTAGGAGAGCGCGCCTGAGGCTCATTTCACAATCTCGTTCGCCCAGACGCCTGAGAAGGCAAAGCCAACCGGATCTGGGATGCGGATTTTCACCAGCAAACCGTCAGCGGCGTTGGCGAGGCCAAGCCGATGCACCGTTGGGCGTACATTGTAGTGGCCCGCCGCGCCCAAGCTCACTTGCCGCTCGACACCAAGCTGCACGAGACTGTCTATGGTCCCGCCATCACGGTAGAAGGTGATGTAGGCTTTCGGAGCCGATCCCGTTCCAGAGAGCGGTTGGCCGAATGTTTTGATATCCAGCGTAATGCTCGAGATGGGCATGGGCTCGGAAACGGCGATGTGCGCCATGATGATGCGCTCGATCGGCGAGCCGTCATCGGTGTATTTGTCGTTGTCCCAAGTGTAGATCGTGTCGTCGTCGCTCGCGGCAACGACGTGCCGGCCGAAGAAGCGAGCGTAGTGTGCGATGTCGAAACGTTCTTCGCCCATGGCCGTGCGCCGATGCCAGCGGCGCGTGAGAGCGTCGAACACATAGGCTTGGCCGTCCGGCAGCCGGCACACGAAATACTGATGGCTGCCGTCTCCATAAGCGAAGCACTGCACAGCCGAACTCTCCGGCTCGCCGAACTCCTGCAACGCAGCTTCCAGGTCGCGGTTAACGACGCGCTGAGGCACATAGCCGTTGAGTTCGTAAACCGCGCGATCATCGCCGACGAACATGGCGTAGCTGTCGAGCTTGGCCCAGGCGTCGCGGCCGACAATGCCGCGGTTGATGATGATCGATGGCAGCGTGTCGAAAGCATCGGCGTCCGATCCGCCCACGGCGCGCCATGGCTGTGTTGAGTCCGCGCCGAAGTGAAAGATGTCGCCGCCGATCTCGGCTTGCGCGCGAATCTCGTCCGGATAGCGGGCCGAGGCGGCAAAGCCGGTCGCCGGCCAGTTCGTTGCATCTCCCACTGCGCTCCAGTCGAACGTGTCCGATCCCTGTTCGCTGGTCAGGATGCGGTCGGCGAGCGAGGCCAGCGTGTAGGCGTCCGAAGGAAAGTCCGCATCGACGTTAGTCGTGAGCGAAGAGCCGTCCCAAACGTAAAGCGTGCCCGATGAGAGGATGACGAGATTGGCGCCCAGCCGGTCCATAAGCACGCGGCCGGTGCCGGCGATCGTCCCGCGCGATGTTGCGGTCCAGGTTTCATTGATGGAATAGAGCGTGTTGCCGGCGACGACGAACAGAAGGCCGCTTTGCACGCCGGGACGTGAGAACACGCCTCGTATGAGGCTGCCCGCGGCCGGCGTGACGCGCGCCGTCATGCCTTGCGTCGGCACGATCACGAATGGGCTTTGCTTGCCAGCGCCTTCGGCTTGTGGCTCGAGCGTGACGTTCTTCAGCACCATGGGCACAAGGCCCTTGGCGGAGCGGTCGTCCGAGGTCATGGCCAGTGGGAAGTAGGTCATCAGGCCGCCCTCGCTCGATTTGCAAGAGCCTCGCGAAGCGTCATGCCAGCCGCGCCGCCGCCTCCAAGCATTAGAAGCAACTGCCTGATCTCGACTGGGTCGTTGATTACAAACGTGCCGTCCTTGCGCCGCATGAAGTTCTGCGGCCCCATGTCATAGAAGTAATTAGGCGAACCTGGCGGCAGAGTTTCCTTAAGGTGCTCGTCGAGACTGCGCATAGTCTCCAGCAACGGCGCGCGTTGTGGATCATCGTCAGCGAGCCCCGTTAGGAAGAACTCTCCATTTTCCCGCCCTATCCGTGCGCGTGTATCGTTCGGCTCTAATTTGTCCGCGCTAAACCGAAGGAGCGCGCCGGCGCGCTCCATCTCGCTCGGATTTGGCAAGTGACGCGCAGCAGGCAAACCTTGCGCATGCTGCGTGCGAGCCCAGCGCAAAAATGCTTCCGTAACCGGGTTAGGCGCCATCTCCACAACCACGCGTTCGGGGTCGATGGCGTCTGCAAACACCGTCTTGGAGCGCCCGCGCCCTATCTCAATGAGCGCGCGACGAAGGGCGGCGGACGCGCTCATGCGCCCATCCGTTCAGCAAGGATTTCCCTGAGCGTGATCGCGCCAACGGGCGCGGCCACACCAAGGCCAGCCAACAGATCGGCGCTCTCTAGCCGCGCCGGATCGAACGCTGCGAAGATTGAACGGATGTCGGCGGGATTTTCCACCCGCACGTCGCTGTCGCGAAAGCCTGTAGGAATGGCTTTGTCGCGCCGCACGAACACCGGAATGACGTTCGCGCCCTCAGCGCCGCGGACACCGTTCTCCATTTCGGCAATATCCGACGCCCTTCTGGCGTCCCGCGTGAGATAGACGCCTGGCCCCCAGCCGGCGTGACGCGCAGGCTCGAACGCGTCGAACTCGCTCCTTGTGCCATGGTAGAAAACGTCGTCGGTGTCGAAACCTTGCTCGCGAGCACGGGAGAGCCGTGCGCCGTTTTCATCCAGAGCGCCAAAGAGCGAACGCGGCCAGCGGCCCGCCGTGGCCATCAGCCTTTCAGCCAAAGCTCTACGCAGGGCCGCACTCATGCCATCTGCTCAGCGAGCGGAGGCTTGCCGGCTCGCAGCAAACCGCCCGACGCCGGCGCCGCACGGCCCAGCATCCGCGCCAATGCTTCGATCACGGCCGCTCGCGACATGCAGAAAAGTATAAGCGTCAGTGACTTGCTGGCGGGCTTGCGCTGCCGCCCAACCCCGCCGCTCGCTCCGGATCGCGATAATCGCGGACCATGAGCATCATCACTCGCCGCGGCATCTTGCAGGACGGCATCGGCAGAGAGTACGTCCGCTCCAGCTACGGCGGTCGGCGCAAAATTCTCTCGGACTGGATTGGCGATCTCGCCGACAGCACGACGCAGACCGTCGCCACCAAGGCGGCGCTCAAAGCGCTCGACACGAGCCTTGGCTATGCTTCCGTATTTGTTCAGGGCCGCACGTCAGCCGGTGACGGCGGCGGCGGTCTCTTCCGCTGGTCTTCCTCAAACAACAGCGCCAATGTAACGGCCGACACGCTCGAAGGCATCTACATTGCCCCAGATAGCGACACGGATGGGTCATCCGGCGCGTGGGTTCGCGCGGATGTGAACTTCATCCTGCCAGAATGGTTCGGCGGAAAGGCCGATAACTCGACTGACAACGCGACGGTCTTCACAGCGACCGAGACGATGGCGGATCGGCTGGACAAACGGCTTGTCTGGTGGCTGGGCGAGAACTATCGCTTCAACTCAACAGTCACAGCCACGAAAGACAGTATTCATCACGAGGGCGCTGGCGCGCGCCAGACCGCTTGGACGTTCAACCATACGAACGACGGGGTGCAGATCGGAACCAGCGCGCTTCACGTGCGCGACAATCGCTTTGACGGCATCCGCTATCTGCAAGCTAGCGGCTCCGGCTATGCGTTCAACTACTACAATGGCCGCAATCTTCAGATCATCGATGCGGCGGGCTCCTCCGTTCGCAACTGGATGAAGGTCGGTAGTCAGTTTATCGCAGTTTCTGGGGCGGTGAACAATGGCTCAGGGCTCATCCGCCTCACGCTTGCAAGCGATGCATTTGCCACGGGTGACATCGTTTATGTGAACGCGGTTGGTGGCGTTAGCGCGGCTACTGGACAATGGACGCTGACCCGCATCTCTTCTGGTGTTTACGATCTACAGGGCTCGACCTTTGCTGGTGCATATACTTCAGGCGGGCGCGTCGCGCCACACGTGACGCAGCTCACGCATGAATGGGATGGCAATAGCATCACGACGAACGCCACCTATGCGTTTGACATCTACAGCATCAGCGGCACGGTGCGCTTTGGGGGTAAGCCTCTCTGGGAAAACGGCAACACATCGAGCGCCATCCCAGTTGACGGCACCATCTGGATGAACATTCGCCGCGCCACGACCGTCTATGATCGGCTAGACTGGATCGAGGGCGCGACTGGAGGCCGACTTTACGACATATCTATCAAGATTGACAACACGCGAGTCGTTGCGATCGAAATCACGCGCGGTCATTTTGATGGACCGAAGACAGCTTTTCTGCACGTTGATCTTTCGAACGCGGATGCCACGGGCGGCGGCTTTGGCGATTGGCGCTTCCCTGGATATACACGTGTTGGTGCGGATGGCACGCACTGCAAGCAACTTGTGAAAATAACAATGGGCGCCGGAACAGGCGATCTCCTGTTCTTTGATAGATTGAACGCCAGCGGCGTTTTCCCATCTGATGCTGGGTCGAACACTCCTGCGATCGACATTGATGGCGGCTCCGGCGGCATTAAGCGCGTGAGCTTTCATGGCCTTTGCTGCAATTTGCGGCCATCTGCCGGCACGCACGATATTGGACGCATCAAGGGCAAGGTAAACATCATCGTCGATGATACGCAGGCGCTGAAGCAGGATGGTGCTGGCGCGGCGCGTGACGTTTGGCGGCTGGACAGCGATTATGTCGGGTCAGCCGTTATTAATTCAGTGCAATCGGACGGTCTCTCGGGTCACTGCCTCACTGCCGTAACTGGCATCACTGCGTCGACCGCAAGGATCATCGGCCGTGACCTGCAAAATCTCACGACCGAAGCAAACCGGGTCAGCGACGCCGATGGAATTGTTCTGGTTGACGTGGCGCCATCGCTTGGCGGCGTGAAAGCTGCAGACCTTGCATCAGTGGCGGGCACGACAGATCTTTCGGCCGTGCGCGGGGATTTTGTCGATATCACCGGCACGAATGGGATTACGGGGCTTGGCACAGAACGCAAAGGCCGCCGCGTCTGCTGCCGGTTCACCGGCGCTCTCACAATGACACACAACGCCACGTCGCTCATTCTGCCGGGCGGTGTAAATCGCACGACTACAGCAGGCACGATTGCCGAGTTTTTGTCGCTCGGTTCTGGGAACTGGGTCTGCACCTCGTGGATGAACGGTGATGATGCGCTTCTAGCGGGTGGCGAAGGCGCATCGGGTCATCGGGCGGCGCTCATTCGCGGCATCCGACCTGTCTTGTCGATGACGGACGACAGCGCCATTTCGAGCGACGCTATTGCGTCGGGCACGTCGGGCCTGCTGATCCTAACATTGACGAGTGGCGAATATCTGCTTGCGCAGTTCGAAACGTCCGGCACCGCAACGCTGACATCGATCTCCGCTCACGCCAATATCAACGTCACGACGGGCGCGCTTACGGGTACGACAGGCACTGACGCCAAGTTCAATGTGGCTATCCACACTGATCGCAAGATATATTTCGAAAACCGGCTTGGCGCCACCACGGTGCTGACAGCGTTTCTCATGTCATCTCTCTAACGAGCAGCTGAGACCAAACGATCCGCTAAACCGAGATTGCCAGCGACAACTGCGGCGCCATCGTAGGAAAGATGGGCTGCATCCCGAAATAGCAGCGTATTGCCGCGTCTCGTGACGCATACGGCCTCAGCGCACATTGCCGTTGTCGGCCAAACTACTGGGATGGCCGCCTCTGCAGCAGCGCGATCTAGGTATGCGAGCACGTGGCGCCGCCTGCGACGCCACTCGGTCTCTGGAAAGCGGCAATCGGCTTCCTCATCTGACACGAGGCCGCGAATGAGGCGCTCTTGGCACTGGGCGTAGTCGTCTCCAGTGAACGGAATAGGCCCCAGCATGACTACACGTTTGCCCGCCGCGCGAAGTTCTCGCGCTAAGACAACGTAAGATGCTTGGAGCTGCGCAGGTTGCGCATAAGAAGAACTGAGCACCACTATCTCTATCGAGGGCGTGCGCTCAACGTACGCCAACACATCTGCATTGAATGCGCGGCACAATTCCAGAGATCGGGCGCGCGCCGCATCGGCGTGCGGATTGACAAACTCGCCGTACATCGGAGCACAACTTGGTCGCGTTGCCTGAAGCATTCCGCGCGGACCAAGCTGTCGCCCAAGCGCCTCGCCCCACATCATGGCGTTGGAGTCGCCCCAGAGGATTACGCGCGGTCGCGCAGTCGTTCGGCAAAGCTCTACAATGTCGGCGAACGTGACGGGGCCGTTGGCGCTGCACTGTTCGCCGAGTCCGTAATTCGGGCGGAAGATGTGCCGGAAATCAGCATCGGCGAGCGGATCGCCAGTGGACGGCGTGAATGTCGAGGCGAAAGCGCTCAAGCCATTGCTTGGTGCGGTGACATAGAGGCTTCCTGCTACGAGCACGGCCGCCGCCGTGGCAAGGCCAGAGGTTAGACTTATGCGCGCTTTCGTGAAGCTGCGCCGGAACGGCTCTTCGATCCAGGTGTAGAGCGCAAGGCTTAAAGCAATAGACGCCGCAAGAGCCGCTAACGTCCCCCACTCCGGAAGATCTGGCCAGCGAGCTCGCATCAGCACGAGCACCGGCCAATGCACGAGGTAGAGAGAGTAGGAGAAATTTCCCACCCACGCGACGGCGCGGACGGGAGGGCTCCGTTCCGCTTCTCCGCCCGTTGCGCCGAGAATGAGGACCAGGGTTGCAAGGCATACAATCGCGGAGTCCACGCCGGGGTGCGGCCCTCCGATTGGAAACGCCGGGGTTGCCAGCAAGACGATCAGTGCGGGAACGCGGAGCCAGGAAAGCAAGGGCGCGCCCATGAACCGCGAGGCGACAAGCGCGGCAAAAGACCCGAGCGCCAACTGCCAAGCACGCGATGGGAGAAGATAGAACGCCGCGGAAGGATCGATCGTCAACAGGTAGACAGTCAGCGCCGCGCTTCCTGCGAGGATCACAGCAATGATCGCCAGCCATGCTTTGCGCGGCGCGAACGCCAGCAGCGCGGGCATCACCAGATAATACTGCTCCTCCAGCGAAAGCGACCAAAAATGTAGGAGCGGTTTCGTCGCGGCCTCGCTGTCGAAATATCCAGCCTGCTGCCAGAAAATGAAGTTGGATGAAAACGTGATGGCGCCGATGGCTTGGCCCCTCAGCTCATCCAGCGCCGAGTCCGACACACAGAAAGGTGCCGCAATCAGCGTCAAGCCGAGAACAAGGAAAGCCGCCGGCAAGAGCCGTTTAGCGCGGCGATAGTAGAACGATGCGAATGAGAACGAGTGCGCGTCGATGCTCTTCGCGATTAGCCCCGTAATCAGAAAACCAGAGATGACAAAGAAAACATCGACGCCAAGATACCCAGCCGGAAGTGGCAGTCCTGCGTGATATAGCACGACTGCCAGCACGGCGAAGCCGCGTAACGCCTGAATGTCCGTCCGCAGCTCGTTCTTTGGCGCGCCAGCCGGAGCGACATATGGGGTCATATCGCCGCTAGCCTAGCCCTCCCTCATTTCCGCGCCAACCCCGCGCCCGAAGTCAGGGCCCCGATAATTCAGCTCAATGGCACATCTGGATCATGCTTCCGCTTCTTCTTGGCTATACGAGTTTTGCCGCTATCTTTGGGCTGAGCGCCGGTTTCAGGTTGGGCTTGTGCTCGGCTTCCTCGGCGGCTGCTTGTGGGTGCTTTCTGCGGTTTACCTGACGCTTCAGGTTCTCGCGGCTTAGCGGTCGAGAGCGCCCCTTTTTCCTCCTGATCGCTCAGCATAATCACGACTGCTGCGACAGAGGCCAGGCTGCCAGCGGCGCCGATCGTCCGGCCTAGCCATTCACCGGCAACCCTGAAAGCGTTTCGTGTTACTGGGTCTTTCTTCGTTTCGAGCTCTGCGCGATCTTCCTTGATTTGGCCGGCGACAATGCGACGCGCGACATCCAGAACGTCGAGCTTTTGCTTTTTGCTCAGAACCGCCGGGAAGGCTTCGTGATAAGCGGCGAAGAATCCGCCGAAGTCGCCCGCCGCAACCAGCGCTTCCTTTCCGCACCGCGTGCAAAAAGCGGGCGCACTGTCGGCTAGTGACGGCGCGAATAATCCCATCGGCCGGAACGAGAAGGCAAAGTGGCAGCTCCGACAGATCGCAAGTTTTTCCATGCCGCCATGATAGGACGCGCGAGCCATAAGCCAACCCCGCGTTTCCCGTGGAGCGGCGCACAATCTGAGGCATGGATTTACTGCAGATCACGGCCTATGTGCGCGGTCTTTTAGCGAAGCTTGCGCAGTCGGGCTGGCGTCCAATCTTCGGCTGGGGCGGCGGGCTCATGCTCTTGGGCGCGTTGAAGTTCGCGTACATGGACGCGCCGATGGCGGGCGTAGCGCTCTCTGACGGGTACTACACGGGGCTGAATACGGCTCTGGGCTTGTTCCTGGGCGCGTTCGTTGCCCGTGGCGTCGAGAAGCACATGCAGAACCGGTCCGAGGCCGCACCGTATGTCGCCCCAACTGGCGGCGCGGTGAACAACGCGGCGATCTCGGGATGAGGCGCTTCGGCGCAATCGTGGGCTTTGTTCTTGGCGCTTCCGTTACGTGGTTTGCGGCCATGGCTCTTTACACGATCGGGGTGCCGTGAAGATGCCCTGGTGGATTTGGCCTCTCGTCGCTGTCTTTGTGCTCGTTCTGATCTTGAACGAGGTTCGCCAGCGCAGCCCTTGGTTTGCTGGAAAGCTCGGCTCGTTTCTCTCCCCTCTTGGGGCGCTGGTGAAGGGATGGCCGTGGACGAACATCATTCGTCTCGCGGCCATCCCGGTCATCATTGGCGCGGTTGTTCTCTACGCGGAGAACCACGGCGCCACGAATGAGCGTCTCGAGCAGGCTGAGGATACGCGCAAGGTCATCGAACACGAAACGGGCGTAGCGAACCAGGCCGTCGAACTGTCGGAACGCACGCACCACAACACCAACGCCGCGCGCGCCGCGGCAGAAGCAGGACAAGAGGATATCGCCAATGCCGTCGCTTCGCTTCCCCCGGTCGTTACGGCTGAGCATTTTGCTGAGCTGGATCGGCGCTACCGCAGTTCTTACCAGCGGGTGCTTGGGCTCGATGCGGGAAGTACGGGTCAGCCAGATCCCGGTGCGGCCGGACTTGCGCCAGTGCGTCGCTCTCCAACCAACCCCGCCTGAAGCGCGCCCGCCAATCGCGTCAGACCCGGATATGAGCGCGTTGTTTGAAGCGGCGGGCCTCACGCCCTCGCCAGCAACGCAAGCCATCCAGGAAGCCGCAGGAAACCACGCGCGGGCCGTCCAATTCGAGGAGCGCGCCGCCGGCGATAGCCGCGATCTCGCGCAAGCTTCCGTGCTACGGGAAATGTGCGAGAAGCTTGGCGAAGTCGTTTCACTTGTTGACGCCAATAACGCGGGGCCGGAATGAGGGCCTATTTCTTCTTCTTGGACGGGCGCTGCGTGAGTGCGGACGCCGCGGCCGACTTTTCCGCCTTCGAGGACGATGGATCGCGAAGCACCTTCGACGCAGCTTTCCCGGCCTTCGATCCCGTCACTTCGTTACGCTTTGCCATGAGCAATCTCCAATCGCCGCCACTCGGCGGCCGAGGCGGATACTAGCACGATGTCCGAGAAAATCATTCCTCTGCGTTCGTTGACTTCGTGGAAGGAAGCTGAAGGCGGCTTGGCCGAACGCCTCCGGATCGAGCTCGGCTCGCTCGCCAACGTCTACGCCAGCGATCTCGCCGGCTACGTGGTGGTTTGCGTGAATGGCCTCGGCGAATGGTCTCTGTCGTGGAAGGTGGACGAGGACTCTCCCATTGGCCGGACCATGCTGGCGGGCCTAGCTCTGGCAGCCGTGCAGCACGATATGATCGCGGACAGCGCGGCGATGGAAGCGATCGTCCGCAATGGGCTTCGGGAGCAACCACCGGAGTCGGAAAGCTGAGGCCCGCGCGGTCACGCGTCGAAGCTAGGCGGCTGCGGAGGCGGCTTTCACCCACTTGGAGAGCGAGGACGCTGAAACGTTCATTTCGCGCGCGATCTCAGCGTAGCTTCGTTTTGGGTTTTCCAGCTTCATCTTGATCGCGTCGGACTTGCGCTGTTTGCGCGTCATGCGATCCTGGAAGCGCTGCGTCGCAGCGGCGTGCCGTGCGGCCTGTTCTGGCGTTGGCAGCGTCACGCGCGCTGTGCGCTCACTCAGGCGCACTTCTAGAACCGATCCATCGTCCAAGGTGGAGACGGTCACGCTTTCGGATCGTTGCGCAATCGGGACAGGCGGAATATCGGCGGGGCTCATGCAGCGTCGCGCGCCCAACGCTTCAACGTCGATAGCGGAACGCCCGTGAGCCGGTGGACTTGGGCCGGTCCTTGGCCCTGACGCAACATGAGCCGGGCCGTGGCCCGGTTCGGATCATCCAGATTGCGAACCTGAGCCCGGCTCATTTTCTGGCTCATGGGCTTTGGCTCACGGCTCGGCTCAGTCGGAAATGAGCCGGGCTCGTGAGCCTGTGAGCCTGGGGCCATCGCAAGGGCCACTGAGCCAGCGAGCCCGCCGGAAATGGCCCGCAAGTGAGCCCGTGAGCCTTTCGGCTTGGGGGTGTGAGCCTCGTCCTGTGAGCCTTGGTCCGGCTGCTTTATTTCGGGTGCGAGTTCGGTTTCTTCGACAGCCCACATGAGCCAAGGATCGATCCACGCCGAGCCTAAGAAGAAGATCAGCAGGAAGGCAGACTGAGCCCACTCCACGCTTAGGACGGATTCGATCTGGACCGGCCCGCCTTGGGTCATCTCGAACGCGTGGTGAGCCGAGTAGCCCGACCATGAGCCGAATAGGCCAAGGGCCATGAGCCATACCAGTGTGGCCCTGTGAGCTTTCTTAGACCCGGCTCGGCGCATCTGGACCGATGCGTTCAAAAGCATGACGCAGGCGATGAGCGAAACAGCGGCCGAAATGAACCCTTCGCCGGTGTAGCCGTTCTGCGCAATCCAACCCCAAGCGCCGAACCCGCCCATAAACAAAGCCCAGCCGATCACGACAGGGCGAACCCAATCGTTCGGCGGCGGCGGCTCGTAGGCTTCCACGGCGGACATTCCGCCTCAGATTTGCGCGCCGCCTCTTAAGAGGTCCTTAAGCTTGATCGCGCTTTCCTGAGTCTTCCCCCGTCGATCGACTGCGGGGAGCATGGGCGCTTAACGGCAGGCGGACGGTCTCGATAGGGGCCGTCCGTTCGCGCGACCCGTGCGGCTGGCGCGTTCTCCCGCTTCTCCCTAGCGAACTTGTCGAACTCGTAAGCTACGATCTCAGGAGGCGTTTTGCCTTCCCACTCGGGTTTCATTTCTAAGTCTCCAGTCTAGAGACCCCATGCGGGGAGGGATGTAGGCGCGCGAATCAAATCAGGGTAGGGTGCGGTATGAGTGAGACTCTGCTCCACCGGATAATTCGGATGAAAGAGGGCGACAAGATCGGCGATTACACGGTGATGCTGGTGGGGCGAGAGACCGTAAAGGGATTGTTCGGGAAGAAGCCATCGCAGGAGAGCCACGGCGTGCGTGAAGAAGACATCCCAGACGGCGCCGAGTTAGTCATTCAACCATGCGGCGTCGATATGAAGATCGGCGACGATCTTATTCCGGCGGGGCAGGGAGGCATCTGCGACCGCATCGGCGGGCGCTGGGTGCTCCGCAAGCCAGTAGTATCCGACGATGGCGAGCACAGTCTCCCTCGCATGCTCGCTACCGCCTTCGTGGAGGCGCTGCGCAAGCAACCGGAGGAGCCATACCTCGACAAGCTCAACGACCTGAACTGCTTCGTGATCGATGGGAGATGCGATCTCATCCGCGCGTTCGAGGATGTCTTGGATGCAGCGGCCGATGCGGGCTATGTGCTCGTCCGCGACGAGTAGAGGAATGGGCCAACAAAGGGCCAAAGGAGCCATCATGAGCCGCTGGAATCCGAAGCCGGAAGAATACAAACCAGCGCCGCCGCCTTGGTGCCAGTACTGTGGCGCTAAGTTTGCGCAAGGCGCCGCCGTCAAATGGGTAGGCGGCTTTAGCTACCATCCAGACTGCGCCGACGAGGACCAGGAACGGCTCACCATCGGCTCATGATGGCCCCTTTGGCGCTTTGTTGGCCCATTTTCTAAGTCTCCATTCTGGAGACCCCATGCGGGGAGGGATGTAGGGCGCTTCCCCGCGCACATCAAATCAGCTATATGCTCGCATCATGATTTGGCGACCGCACCCCCGACATTCGACACGAATGTGACGCGCTTCGATTGAGCGCGTCCATTGGGGCGTAGCTCAATCTGGAAGAGCGACGGCTTTGGGTGCCGTTGGTTGCGAGTTCAAATCCCGCCGCCCCAACCACTTCTCCGGCTTAGCTCAATGGTAGAGCGGCGGGTTGTGTCCCCGAGGACGGCGGTTCGATTCCGCCAGCCGGTACCATTCCTTTTTGGTGCTGCGGTCATGTCTAAACACAAACAGAGGCGCAGCCTTCGCAAGAAGGCCCGCTTGAAACGTGCGGCGGTCATCGCGCTCTACGGGCGCCGATGCTTCTATTGTTCGGTGGAATTGGTCGAAGGCGAGCCCAACGGTTCGCCTGTGCAGTTCACGCTCGATCACGTTCGCGCGCTCTCGCGTGGCGGCACGAATGACATTGAGAACCTGCGTCCCGCTTGTCCCGGCTGCAATCAGGCGCGCGGCAACGGCGATCCTTTGCCGGGTCCAGTGAAGATCAAAGCGCCAAATCCGCCGCGACCACCGAGCGCGTTTGATCTATCGTACGGATGCGAAGATGAGCAGGGCAGGCGAGAGCTTCGCCTTGCTCGCGCAGCGCGTCTTGGCGTGACGGATGCGCGCTTTTTGCCAAACAGCAAATCATGTTAGGATACGGCACGCTCGGTGCAATACGGGAGTAGTTAAGTGTCCGACATTTTGGAGCGGCTCACCGAACTGCCCGCGCGGACACGCGCGCTCATCAGCATTTTGGGCGCGGTCGTTTTGACCGTGCTCATTTTAGCGCTTTTCTCCGCCCTGAATCTGTGAGCCAGGGATTCCGCGCCGCCAAATCACCTTAGAATGATCGCATGCCAAAGCCACGTATCCTGCTGCACTTCTCGCGCGAACACGGCTTCTCATGGTGCGCGGAGGAGGGCGTCGAAGTCGTTTGCATCGACAGCAACGCTCGCGAAGATGACCGCATCTACGTCACGCAGGGAGAAGCCACGCCAGAGCAATTTGATGAAGGCGTGGACCGTGCAATCCGTAATGAACCACACGATTACAAGCTCTCGTAGAGGAGCCAATGAAAACCTTTCCGCTCTTGGAAGCCGCCGCGGACCTGCCTAGTGTTCGAAAGCTCGGTCGCGCGAAGGGCATAACGTCGATGGAGGCGGCCCGGCGCGTCTTTAAGCGTCTCGGATGGACAGCAAGGCACCGCGCCGCTGGCACGAAGCGGCTAACACATGATCGCGATGAGCAGCTTTCTCCGCGTGTCTGGTCGCTGATGAGCGAGATAACAATGGCGGCTGGCGCAATGCTCGATGCGTCTCAGTCCCCGAATGTAACTACCTATTCCCAACGGGACTAATGGCGCGCGCCGAGAGAATCGAACCGCTAGGCGCTCTCTGGCTCGCGTTTCCACGCCCATGAGCCCCAGCCGCCATAGCGCACGCGACTGTTCAGCACTGAGCCGACAAGCACGCCGACGCCTTCGGCAATTGAGCGGCACGGCCCCGTGGTGATGCCGTACGTGGCGTCATCTCCGCAATCCCATGAGTTTTCGCCTTTGCCGGGGAAGGGGATGCCCTTCTCGACGTTGATCTGAACGCGCTTGATCGTCTTGCGAAACCAGCGCGGCCGGCGCCACGTCCACTCTTGCAGTTCGGCCTTGGCTGGATACGCGCCCTCTGGCATCGGGATCATCACGTCGCGAGCCTCAAGCGTGCGATGATCGCACTTACTGCGCCCAAGCAGCAGATCAACAAAATTGATGTGGCCGTCTCGCCATTTTGGCGTCGTGCTCGACCACGACATGGGATCGCACCAGAAACGCCAGCGAAGCGTCCCGTCGCTGAAGCTGATGTCTATTTCACGATCCTCGCCATAGTTGCGGTAGCGGCCTGGCACGGACACCCAGAGGCCGATAAGGCCGAGCCGCAGGCTAGTCTTCCATTTACCGTGACAGATGCCTGTGCCGACGCCAATCAAGCCATGTCGCCACGACAGTTCAATCGAAAGGAAGTCGCGACCGCGAATGTAGGACCACCAACGGAAGTTTCCACGCTCCACGCAATGATGTGTCCACCAAAGCCGCGCGCGCTCTGCTTCAACTCTGCTCATGCTTGCTCCTAAAGGCGGTAGTGTTTGTCGATAAAGCCAAGATCGGGGTCGCCGCGCAGATGCCACTTGATCCAAGTCTTGTGCGTTTCGTAGTGGCGCCAGTGGCCGCGAACGAAGTGCAGGCGAGGGGATCGATGCTTGGTAGGTTCGTGCTCATCGGGCAGCGCCACAGCGCGCCCTCGGCGGTTCAAGCGAACCACATGGTAGTCGGCTAACGGCGGCTTGCCCCGCTGTGCGCGCGCCTTGTTGAGCTTCTGCGGCGCTCGCACGGTCTCAGTCGTGATCACGTCCGCATCTAAAGCGATACACACCGCACGCACCTGACGGAGTAGAAGTTCAATCAGGTTTGTTGTCGGGATGTCCGCGCTGAAACCGGCTGTGGTTTGCGCGCTAATCTGCTCATTGCTTGCGGCGAGGATCAGCCAATTGAGCTTGGCCTCAAGCATGATCGCCGTGCCGGCGGCCCCGGCGTAAAGGGCGACGATGTGATTGTTGATGCGAAACTCGAATAGAACCTCGTCGTAGGGGAGTGGGTATTCGCCCTCGCTCATCTCGATGGCATTAGCGAACGCCGCCGCCCAGTCGTGTTCGATGACAAACGGGATCGGTGCGATCTGGCCAATTTGCGCCAATACCTGCGATTGTTCAGCACTGAGGCAACGGACGCGGTTGGCGCGCCGCGCCTCCACAAAGCGATGAGCCGCACTCCCGCCCGGCTTTTGAAGCCGAAACCCATCAGCCTTCCAGGCGCTGACCGCGGATCGAAACTCTGCCTTCGCCTCTTGCCAACTCTTCTTCTCGGCGGCGGCGCGATCCTCCTCTACCTCCTCCTTCAGGCGAGATAGGAAGAATTTGCGCGCGACACGCTTGAAGTCGGCGCCCGGCAAAATCGCATTGAGCTTATTGAGCAAATCGCCAGCCTGTTCCCGATCATGTTCGGTGATAGTGACGCCATCGCGATCAACGAACCGATGCGTCTCGCCCGTAATTTCCACATCGACAATCTCAGCGACGCGCTGCGGGAGCACATGAAACTTCGGCTCGCCTTGTGTCAGGTCGATCACGTCGTCCATTTCAATCTTCTCGTACTTGACGCGGGTCATGACTGCCCCGCGATCGGCTTGAGGTGTTTCACCGGCGCGCCAGGCGCTACATCCATCTTGGCTTCAAGGGTGTCGGCGCACTCACGCAGGGCAACGATCATGTCGGCGCGCGCGGCGTTGGAGACGTAGCCGCTGTAGCCGTTACCTCCCGCCGTGAAGATGTGGAGCGCGAAACACATGCCGGGTGGCAGTGCGGCTTCGATGGTGTTGGCAAGGTCCTTGAGGCTAGCTTCGCCTTGGCGATACACGCCCTCCAGAGCGTCATCGGCTAGCGTCGATCTCTGAGCGCGCCCTACGGGCAGTCCAGGTAATGTCGTCACGCTCTCTCTCCATTCCGGTCATGAGTAGAAAAAGGGGGTGCGCCCCGGCTTGGAGCGCTCGTTACGCATCGCTCGCGCAACAATCGCGCCCGGCACAAAACCCGGCACAGGGGCAGAGGTTTAGCGGTGCAAGCGCTTTGATTTGACGCGCGAAAGTCGCTTACGCCATTGCGGTCTTGAAAACCGGCGTGGGTGCAAGCCCACCGTGGGTTCGAATCCCACTCCCTCCGCCAGATCAACGGCTTAGCCGGATAGGCCTGGAACAAGACCGGAACGGAAAACGCAGGTGGCGCACCGAACGCACGACGCACCGTCGCAAAACCCGGCACAGCGATTTTGGATGACGTTCTAGCCATGTTCGCCCCTGATCGCCGCCACCTCGGCAGGGGAGGCGAGTTCTTTGGCAAGGGCCACTTCCTCGTCCGTCAGGAAGTCGAGGTAGCCTTCGGTGGTTTTCACCGACGTATGGCCGAGCAGGCTTTGCAGGCGATAGATCGAGCCGCCCGCCTTCAGGAAGCGGATCGCGTACTCATGGCGCAGATCGTGAAGGCGGAAGCTCTTGAACGTCCAGCCCTCGCGCTCGGCGCGGCGTAGCGCCTTGGCGCGCACATCCTCAAACGCGCGCGAGAGATTGGTGAGCTTGTCGCCGTTCGGCTTGGCGAACACGTAAGGGCTTCCCATGACGGCCGGCGCCGAGCGCAGATGGCGCATCGCTTCTTCCGTGAGCTGGCGCGTGCGGATGCGTCCGCCCTTCGTGCGGAACGTCACGATGCCCGTTGTCCAGTTGACTTGCGCGCGCTGAAGCGAGGCCGCGTCAACGTTCAAACGGAAGCCTGACGCCAACAGGAATTGCAGCAGCGCCGCCCACATCGGCGAGGCTTCCTTCACGCACGCATCAAAGCTCTTCATGCACGGCCGCTGAATGGGCTCGCGCGTGTCGCGGATAGTTGAGCGATCCCATTCTCGAGCTGGGTTGTCGTCTCGATAACCATGCGCGACGCAATGCGAGAGGAGGCGTGAGAGCGCGGTGATGTCGCGCTTGATCGTGGCGTTGGACACCTTGTCTTCGGTGCGCCGCTTCAACACGTACTCGCCGATCTTGCGGCGCGTGATCTCGTGCTGCTTGAGCGAGCCGAAGGTGTCCTTAAGCTTAAGGATGGAAACGCCGTACCGATCGCGCGTCGATTGGCTGCGCACGCCCATTCCCGCTTCGGTCCATTCCAGCGCCGCGCGGTTGAACGTAACGTCGGACACATCGCCCGCTCGCTCTTTCTCAGCGAGCGCCTGCATCTCCTTTACCTTGCGACGCGCCTCGACCGGATCGCTTGTATTAAGGCTTCTTCTTCGGTCTTCGCCGTTGACTTGAATGCGGACATAGGCGCGGCCGTTGCGCCAGAGGATGTTCTTGTCCGGCGAGGAGCGGGCTCTTTTCGACATGCCTTCTCGTAGCGTTGTCGTTTCCATTTCGCCAAGCCCTCCAAGTCGAAAGTCCAGATCCGGCCCACCTGGTCTGCGTAAGGGTGAAGATCGCCGCGCTTTGCCATCGCCTGCACCTCGCGCACCGACACGCCCAGGATCGCGGCTGCGTCCTTGGCTCTGCCTGGAGGGGAGGGGTGCGCGGACATTGCCTAACTGATGCTTTGTCCGCGCGTCATCGCACGATCAACGACGCGGAAAGCGCGCGGCACGGCAAACCAGAAAACACTCACGACGCCCATGCCTACCCATACGCCTTGGTTGTACGGCCCTGCGGACGCAGTGAGCGAATGCAACGCAGCCGCGACGGCTAATGCCGCCACGACAATACCAGCGAAGCTGCCCAGGTAGAAAAGCGCGCGCTTCATTTTGCCCTCGCGTAGTAGGAACCAGTGCCGAACTTTTCGAGCGAGCGGCGCAGCAGTTGAAGAAAGCCGCCCGCGAAGTACGCCGCACGCTGGCAGGAATGGCAGAGCGCAATGCCCGGCCAATCCGCGCCAGCGATGCGAGGCACTATCGGGTCAGTCAGCATGGCCCGCGTAGTTTGCCGGCAACGCATTAGGCTGCCGTCGCATTCCCGTTTGCAGAGACAGCAATCCCCAAGGGCATGTCCCCAAGGGCCAACGCGCGCCCTTTCTCGGCGTAGCGAAGGACCGACTCTTGGAAGTCCACTTCTAGGCGTGTCATCGCAATGATCTGCGCCGCAAGCTTCGCCACTGCTTGCGCCTTCTGAGGGTTTCCTTCGCCGGAGCGCAACTCCTCAATTTCTGCGAACAGGGCGTCACGCAGACCTTGCGCGCTGCGCGTCACGTTGCTCTTTGCCTTTGCCATTTCTCTTCCTCCTCAAAACAACATGCCAACCGCGAGGCCCGAGTCGAAATCATCACGTCGCTGAAGGACGTACCCCGCCGCGTTCAGCGCCGCATGCAGCGACTCCGCTTCGCGCTCCCAGCGAGCCACGAAAACACCGGGCGCCTTTTCCCAACCATCATCGGGATTCAGACCAAGATCGGCGCAAAGTGCGCGGGCTACAGCTTCGATTGGGTCGCTCACTTTACTTACTCCTAAATCGCCTCACTCAAGCCATGCGACTAAGCGCATCGAACTCTGCCTGCGTCTTCACGATGGCGTCAGCATCGGCGGCTGAGTGGCCAAACATGCGCGCACGCATCAACGCCTCGGGCTTGTCAGTCTCGGTCGGAACGACGATGAAGCACGCCGGCTTCAACGCGCACCGCTTAGCTTCATGGTAAGCGCGCTCCGTCCTGCCGTAGGCCACCTCCATGCACCGCCCACAGCGCGCGCCAAGCCGCATGCACAGCGAGCCGTCCGAATAGCGAAGCTCGCGAACCCCTTTGTCTTCCAGGTCCAACATGCTCACGGCGCATCCTCCTTGCTCGGGCGCGTGCCTTGCGGGTAGGCGCCGACATATTCCAGCACGCCAGGAAAAGTCAGCCGCGCGAGCTGCGCGCGATCGAGGCCATAGGTCTCTGCCGTTTCCTTGGAGGGCCACTCGCGCGGGTCATCAAAAACGATGCCGTCCTCGAGACTGCGAAACCAGTTGATCCACACGCGCGCCAAGCCGTGCAGCATCATCTCGCGAGTTTGCAGATCGGCGTCCATCATTTGTCCTCTTCGGCTAAGGCCGTGCTTGAGACATTCAACACACGATGCGCCTCGTTGAACTCGTCGTAGAGGAGGGGACGCAGATCGGCTTGCCGCGCTATGAAGCGCTCCAGCGCGCCGCGCAGATCGCGGACGTGCGCCAGCAGTGAGGGCGCCGCATCAGCCATCGCGCGTCGCGCATCTTGCCACTTACCACGCGCTACCGCGCCGACAGGGAAGTCGTTGTCCAGATCGGCGCGCGCCTCCACAGCTAGCGCGCACATCGCTTCCAAAGCTGCGAGTTCTGCCTCGGTCATTGGTCATGCCCCGGGCCGTCATCGCCGAGCGACGCTATCTTCGTGTTGATCGCACTTTCACAGCCTTCGCATGCGATGTGGAAACCCTTGGCGTATTCGCTTGCCTCCTCCCACGAGAACGTGTTGTCGAGCCGATCCTCGTTGTGCTTGAGGT